TCATCTTTTTCCATGTCCATTACATTTACAACAGGTGAATTGGTGCACATCTTCCCATAGCGCCTGGTTTATTTCGCCGGTAAGGTATGCTACCTCTTCCCCGGCCATCGGCAGGCCGAGGGTAAGGGCTATATCATCTACGAGGTGCCGCAGTTCGTGCTCAAAGCTGTTGAGAAATTCCCACGGCGAGGAGTGCATCCCTATTACGATGACACTTTGCCGATGCTCCTTGTTGGAGTAGGTGAATCCCGTATCCATTTCGCACTTCACCATATTCCCCTGTACGCGATGAAGAACCGTATCGGGGCATCCGATATCGGTAAGGGACTTGAGTATTTCGCCCGTATAGTAGCACGTCACGGCATAATATATGCGCAACGTCCAACCATACTTGTGAATACTCAAGTCCCGAATCTTCATTTTTCCTCCCTTTTTCCGTACTTGCGCCAGTTTCGCGCCAGCCTTCTGCGTTGTGCCCGGTTGAAGCGCTTGTTCTCGAATACGTCGTTCACCGCCCCGGCCAGTTCCTGGTACTTGTCGGCAGGCAGGTTACGGACGAGCGTTGCGATATTTTTCATCGATTTCGTCGTTGTCGTTTGTGAATTCGCTGATCTGGGGGTATTCTTCCATGGCTACATCATCTCTTCCCACAGGATGGGTGTTCCCGAGCCGATGGTATCGGCATAGTAACGTGTAAATGGCAAGCCGTCGTAGCCGTCCTCGTCATTGATATAGTCACGTATGAACATCGCCAGGTATTGTGGATTGGGTATCGACGACCCGAAATAGTCCGCCAATGCCATGTTGCAGACGTACACGCAATCATAGCCCTTGTCCTTTTTGAGTTCGATGCCGTACTGCTTGAGCAGCGCATCCACCTTATCCTTAGAATAGGGCTCGATCTTCTTGCCGTTCCTGTCCTTCATGCGGGAAACGGCGAATTCGCACATCTTCTTTGAAAAGTGCCAACCGTAATTTTCGAGATATTCCCGGAACCCTGCCGGGAAGTTTTCATGTGTATCTAACCTGTCCATATTTTTCGATTTAAAAATTGGAGAGGGCACTGCGGCCCCCTCCCTCCGGTTTACCGCCTGCGATACCGCGAATAGGGGCCTGTACCCCTTACGCCACGGCGTTCGCCGTAGGCGTCGTCATACTCATACCCGCCGCGGTCATACTCGCCACGTTCGCCGTAGCCGCCACCTTGTCCGTAGCTGCCACGCTCACCGTATCCGCCACGGCCTTCACGCCGGCCTTCTTCAAAGCCTTCTTCGTAGGCGCGTCGGAGCTCCCGCTCCATCTCCTCTTCGTGGCCGCCGAAGCCGCCACGGCCTTCACCTATGATTCTCCAACCCATAGTTACTTTGTTTTTGCAGGTGGTTCAGACTTGACAAGGCTCCTCAGTTCTTCCGCCGTCGGTATCTGGCTCAGCCGTTCGTTCATGTCAGCGAGCATCTTCCGCAACTCCCTGTTTTCGGCTTCGAGCTCCTTTGAACGCGCAGCTTCGGGGTCGAGCTGCATCAGGATCTCGTCGTAGACCTTCAGGTTGGCTTTGTGCCTGTCGAATGATTCCACGATGTCACGGCTTGCCTGCTGTGCCTCCATGATGGTCGGCTTCAACACTTCCCGTGTCGTCGCTACGGTAAGTCCGTCTTTTGAAACGATGTCCGCTTGCATAGGGACGCCCCAGGGCTCGTTGCCCTCTATCGAGATGTTGATGAATTGCGGCATCGGCGAGAATTGCCCGGGCTTTTGGGGCGGGAAATACGGTGCCGATACGTCTTTTACGTTGGCTGTATAAAACTTAGGCTGTTCCCTGTTGTCGAAAACGTAGACTAAGGAGCCTTTTCTCAAGTTCTGAAACATCTTGGTTAATGATTTGTGAAAGATAGGGGAGAAGGAGCCCTCCTCCCCGTCTTTCGGTTAATTGTTTTTTTAATTCAGACGGCACCGGTCATCAATTGCAAAGTATCGGTCTGCTTGTCATACCATATCTGGTATACCCCTGACCCCGGAATATCCGATACTGTAACATTTGCTCCGTTGTACGTCGTCAGATTCTTATTTTGCCCGTTGGTTTCAAACAGCACGGGAAGTGTTCCCGTTGTGCCGGCAGGGATTTCCTGTACCAACTCAACCAGCACGAGTCCCCGGTACCACGAATTTGCAAATGCGTGGTTGGGAAAGGAAAACACAACCCCTGTGGTCTCCACTGTCACGCCTGTAGTTTTTAGTACCGGTATGCCTCTGCGGTTAACATACTGAAATGGGAATACTGCCATATTTTTGTATTTTAAGTTATTATAACTAATTTTACATCGGGATAGGTTGGAGTCATGACCAACTGATAAGGGCTTGCCAAACGTCCTTCCCTCTTTTTCTCGTTTGGCACCACTAAATTGTTTGGCAATGACAAATCGGGAATTCATAGAGAGTGTTGCTCTCGAAGGAGAAGAATGGCGTATTATTGATGGTACGCTCGGCTATTTCGCGGTATCTGATTATGGTAGGGTTTCATCGCTATCCCATCGCGTGAGCGGAGGTAATAACAATAGTTGGACGACTAAACCTCGCATATTAACTCCTCGCCCAAATCGGGGAGGATATTTGAGAGTTAGACTTACATCCCTACACGGAGTAGATAAGACTGAATTAGTCCATAGGCTTGTTGCTAAAGCGTTCATCCCCAATCCTAATAACTATGCATATGTAGACCATATAGATGGGAACCGGACGAACAATGTGGCACGTAATCTTCGTTGGTGTACTCGTTCAATGAACATGCTTAACCCTGTCACAAGAGAGTGTGCAGCAAAAGCACGAAGAATACCCAACAAGAAAAACAGAAAGCCAATTGTCCAGATTAAAAATGGAATATTGGTTGCAAAATATAAAACAGCATCCGAAGCCCATCAATTACACGGATTTCACATCGGAGGAATATATGAATGCATTCGAAAACCAACTCGCACATTGAAAGGATTTCATTGGCGCTGGCTTTCGGATTGGGAAGCCTCTTATCAGTAAGTCAAAGAACATTTCACCTATCGGCGAATAATAGCATTATCCCCAAAATCCGCCGCTCCCCCCAAAGCCAAACCCTGCACCATATCCGAGACCATATTGTGCGGCAATACACGTAGGCACACCGACAATAGGCGAATAGGGCACGGTAGCCGTTTCGGGCAGCTTGCACTTGATGCTATTCACGTCATTCTGCAAAGCCGCTACAGCGGCGTTCACGGGTGCTACAGCCTGTCCTACAACACCGGCCATGTAGGCGTTTTGGTGTTCGAGGTTGAGCTGCGTGGTCAGCGTGCTGTTCTTTTCGCGCAGGGCATCAATTTTATCCTGCAATGCAGCTGCCTGCATTTGATCCAGTTTGGAAATTATCGCTGTAGTCCCGCTTTGAGAAGTTTCGCGAATTGTGTTTTGTAAATCACAGGTCTGACGTTGTGTTTCATAGGCAACGCTACTGAATCCGCGCTCCATGCCCACATTGACGCCATTGATGGCCTGCTTCATATCGCAGCAGCACGCGGCGATCTGGTTGCCGATTTGGCATCCCATCGACTGTACAGCGTTGATGATCTGCTGGCTTGACATGCCGAGGGTGCCCTGGATGTTGCACAGCGTGTTCTGAATCTGCTGCGTAGAGCAGTTGAGCGACGATGCCAGCTGATTGATGGCTGCGCCGTTCCCTTGGATTGCGTTCATAAGAAGTTCCCGTCCGGCGTCACCGTTGAGCTGCGCAGGAAGGCCATTGGCGTTGTTACCGCCGAAGCCGTTGCCACCAAAGCCGCCCCAGCAGAAGAACAGCAGGATGATCCAGATCCACCAGCACCCGTCACCGCCCCATGCACCACGGTTGTTGTTACCGTTCATGAGTGCCGCTACGAGGTTGGGATCCATGCCCTTGTTGCCCATCATTGACGAGACGAGAGCCGCGATGTCAAGGCCGCCACCCGAGCCGCCTCCATCGAAAATATAAGTTTTATCCGAACCCATTTTTAATAATTATTGAATGATTGCCGCCCCTGTCAAGGCCGGGCGTTCACCTGTTGCAACATTGCAAAGGTGGCTGCGGGCGGCAGGCATATCAATTCATTGGGGCGCAGATGGGAGGCAACTTCTTCGCAATAAGTTCGCACTGTATTTCGAATATAGGGTGGCTGTATCGCTTGCGTTCATCGAACCCGGCGACCATCTTCTCTATGGCCCGGCGGGAGAAGCGCATCATCCGGGCGATGTCGGTGATGTACATGCCGTTTTTATGGCAGAAGTGCACGAGCATGTAACGTGCATCGACCACATCTTGAAATTTATCCTTCGAAAGGATTTGTTCTTTGGCTATTTCAGTTTCAAATGCAACACATTCGAGTATTTGTGCAAAAAGCTCCGATTTACGCATATGCTTTCCCGATTTTTTATTATAAATTTGTTATACCACTATACAAAAAGCCAACACACCGATTCAAGGAATAAGTCCTCAATGTGGTGCGTTGGCACAATCGTATAGTGGTATATGCGGGAAAGCGTTGGGGACTTTTTTATGCCCGTACCCCAAGGCCCGTTATTCGGTTACAACCGATGGGAAGTCATCCCAGTATATGTAAATCAGCTCTTCCATTGCGCGTAGTGTTTTCGTATTTCAAGGTATTCAGGGTTATCTTCATGGGCATATGCTTCCTGTTCGAAAGTTATCCTTCGGTACTTGAAGCCGTGAAATACCCAATCCAATAGGTAGACGATGTAGAAGGGCACATATAACAGTTCTCTCATCTGTGCGGTGTGTATCGCTTCGTGGTTTTTATTTTTATCCGACAACGGGCGGGCGGACTTGCGGGCAAATACGATCCCGAACAGATTGATAGCCTTGTATCCCTTGAAGGGGATGATGTCGTTATAAATTATCTTCATACCTGTCAGAATTGCCATAAAATAATACCTACTCCTACGCCGACCGTAGGCTGGAACCCTTGCGGTGTGTACGCCGCTCCGACCCCGGCCGTCAGGGCGAAGCGGCTGCGCCGGGTGACTACCTGCTGTTGGGTGGTCGTGCGGTCGTATGTTTCTATCCAGTCGAGCGTCGGCCGAAGGTTGCCGATCCGGGGCCCGCTGACCTGTGCCCGGTAGGTGCTGTCCGAGTAGGGGCGCGTTTCCATCGCCACCTTCATCTGCACGCTGTCTGCCCCGACTTTCACAACGACGGTCTCCGTCACCGTGTCGGGCGGCGCGAAGAGCAGCACCGGCACCGAGATGTCGGCCAGGCGGTACGTGCCGGGCAGCGGTTCCGGCCGCGGGTAGAACACCGTGTCGATGCGCGTCGTTTCTTCGACAACCACCGACGCGGCGCCCCGGCGGTATCCCCAGCCGAAGAGCAGCGCCCCGGCCGCAAGGGCGGCGAGCAGGCAGAGGAGCAGGCGTTTCATGCCTTTACGAACAAATCCCACCCGGCCTGTACGTCGAGCATCTTGGCCTCGACGCCGTTCTCTACGAACGACATCGCAGCTACGATGGGAACCATCACGTCGCGGTTGGTCGTGGTGATCCGACTGTCGGCGGGCACCCCCGATCTTTCCGCCACGGTGCGGACATAGGCGTCCGTGTGGTTCTCCTCCGACGGGGCCCAGCGGCCGATCATCTTGCGGATCGTGTCCAGCCCGTAGTTACGCTGGTAGTTGTTCAACAGCTTGAAGGCAGCCCGATAGCCGTATGCCACCGTCGTAAATTGCGCGAAACGCTTGTCTTTCGACGGTACGACCTCGCCCTGCCAGGGATTGCCGCCCCGTGTCTTCTCGATGTTGAGCGGGTTGTTGTTTCTGAGCCCTCGTGTCATTGCGCGATGTGTTTAGTGTACAGGATATGCCCGACCCATCCGGCCATAGCACAAACAACCCCCACGAGGATGTAACCCGGGAATACGATTCCGAGCACTACGGCCACGGCCGCAACGATGCTCCATACGATCCATTTCTTTTTCATTTGTCCTTTTGTTTTTGTTCGTAGTTTTCCAAATATCGTTATTGGTTTGCCTTCCGCTTTTCTTCGACCTTATCGGAGCAGGATTTGCATTTCGCAGCCAGCCGCTTCTGGTTGCCCCGCAATACCGGGCATTCGTTATTATGCCCCTCCTTGAGGAATTTACACTCTACCGAGCGGCTGACGATCTCCTTGAGGTATTCACGGTCGGCTTCTTTTTCGTCAAAACGAGTTTCGAGTTTCGCATAGCGGATTTCCAACTCCTTGTAACGGCGTTCGTTGCGTTCGTCGTCCTGTTTCATCTTGTCGATAACCTCCTGCGAATAGCGCATGGTGGTCTGCAACGTCTTGTCGAACGCATCGCTTATCTTGCTCACCATATCCGCCGAATCGGAGCCTTTCTGTTCCCGTGTCCGGGCAAAACGGTCGATAAGCAGGTAACCCACACCCCCGGCACCGAATATCGCCGTCATCCATTGCAGCCAGGTATCCATGCCCTATCCGTTTTGAAAGTCCATAACCGTTTCTTCGGCGGCCAGCTCTTCGGCACGCCGGGCCCTCAGCTCCGCAAGGGTCTTTTCGTTCGCGTTGTACTCCGCGTTGGCCGCTTCGTACTCCTCATAATCCAGAGGATAGGTAGCCCGGAAGTCAAGGCCGGACTTGATGCATTTGGCCGCCCTGTCGTCGGATTTGGCCATGACCGCCCGTAATTCGAGCTGCCGCGATTCGAGGATGTCGATCTGTCGTTGTGTTTCCATGATTCTGATAGTTATAAGACGCAGACCGGACGGGCGGAAAATTTAAAACATTTGCCTGTATAGCCCACGGTGCCAGCGCCTCCACTGTAAATAAATATGCCTCCCAGCGCCTGCTCGCACGAAGTATGGACATGATAATTATAACCATAGCACATGGTAGCTTTCAAGCGTAAGAGGGTACGGTTTACGGGGTCTTTCTCCACGTCAGCGACGAAACGCACCCTGTCGTGCATCAGCAGGTAGACCTCTTCCGACGACGGCAGCCACCATGCACCCGCCTCCAGTCCCGTCGTCATCCCTTCCACGGTGATGCCGAAGTCGAGAGCGGCCGCAGCGGCTGGGTAGCGGTACTGTGTCTTACCATAAATGTCCTCGAAGGTAAGCCGTCCGATCAGGTTCGTGTTGATCTTGCCATCCTGCAACATCGTCCCGAACGCCGTAGGATATTGTACCATGTGCTCGGCGAACAGGTAGTCCTTGTAGGTGGGATACACGGCAACCAGATCGGGGTTGTCGACTTCGGTGAAAACGCTTTCCTGAATGATTATGTCGCTTCCCGGCTTCTGCCCCGTGGCTTTCTGGCCTCTCTCCGAATAATATTCCGCGAACTGGTCGAGGACACCACCCGCCGCAGTCCCTTTCGCACCATTCTTGCGGCGGATGTAATACTCCGCTTCACCCGTGTCCAGGATTAGGATACTTTGGTAATCCACATCCACGGCGCGGCGCGTCAACGTGCAGCCTGTTGCCGAAATCTTTTTGTGCCCCTCTATCGTAGACCATGCATCACATGTCATGACAACCGCGGAAAGCTCTTCGGAGGCCGAGGCCACCCAGGAGTATGTAGCTTTGAGTTCCGGTTTAGAATTTATAAGTGCGGCAATGTCTGCCAATGTCGAACCCGCAGGGTACGTAAACGAGAATTCGCGGGTATAGATGTTCAGCGTGAATTCACCGCCCGCGGCGAGGTTGAAGCCCGACAATGCCACCTCATAGCTATATGCCCATCTAACTTTGGATGCCGCGTTGCGGAGCGACACGATCAGCACCCGCTCGCCCTGCCGGGCATAGACCACGGCCACCGGGACAAGCTGCGGCGGCAGCTGCTCTGCAACAAGCGTCGCACCCTTGACGAAGCGGATAGTTCCCGTGGTCTTGTCGAAGACCGCAAGGTCACCAACCCCGGCGGCCGGCTTGTCCACTACGACGTTCACGCCGTCGTAGATGAGCGCCCCGTCGTCCTCGATGTAGGATACCGCCGACTGTGTGTCCTTGCGATTCTTGTCGGCCGTGTAACCCGCCTTGTTGGCGTATTTGTTGACTTGTGACATGTTGTATGTAGTTTAAGCGTTCTTCCAGTCCGACACCGCGCCGTTACCCACGGAGTGGTAGACCGCGTTGTTCTTCGTATCGACATAGAACTGTCCCGCGCGGTCGGGGGCTTTCGCCGGCGCGCCCTCGCCCGTGACGACCAGGTTGTTGTCGCCCCAGACGCCCAGCTTCTTCACCTGCAATTCCGGGATCAGCACTTTGCCCGAGAGCACTCCCACGAGTAGCCCTTCGAGGTGCGTCACGCGCGCTTCGAGCGTGCAGTCCGAGTGCGCGATAACCGAAATTTCGCTGAACGAAGCATCCGACCACGGCGTGAGCTTGTGCCTGGACAAGAAGTCGGCATCGGTGATCTCCGGCCCCGTCGTGTAGTAGGTGTTGCCCAGCAGCGTGACGTCGACCTGTGTGAAGGGAGCGCCGCCCTCCACGTCGGGCATGTAGAGCGATTTGGTTCCGTCGAGCGACAGCAGGCGGCAGCCGATGATCTCGACGGCCATATTTTTCGCCGCAGCATCGGTGCTTGCGTGGATGGTGGCCGCGCCCGTCGAAGTGCCTACGTGCGTGTCGCTGACGCACTCGCAGCCGTCTAACCGAATGGTCTGGTTGTCGGCAAGGCCCGCGCCGACGGGTGAATGGCACGTACTGAAGAGTTTGCAGTTCCGTACCGTCGTGAAATATCGCTCAGATGCGGCAAAGACCGAATCGATATGTATGCAGTAGCAGGCTTGGTGACCGCCGGCGCTGGCGTCCGTATAACTCTCGTCGTTCAGGCAGTTGACGGTCATGTTGGCGATGGTGCATTCGCCGCCCGCCTCGATGATCTTGGCGCGGTTCACGGAGTTGTTCTCATACGAGACGATGACGCCGTCGCGGCTCTCGCCGATAAGCGATATGCGGTTCGCCCCCTTGTTGATGATCGCATACGGGTAACCCATCGCCACATTCTTCGGGGCCTCGTGATCGTAAAGGCCGTTGCGGATAAACACCGTAACCGCGTTGTTCACGACATCGAAGGCGTCCCTTGCGAAGTCGCACGCCTGCGCGACCGAGAAGAAATGCCCCGTCCCGCCCTCGTCCACGGTGAAGGAGTCCGTGTCGAAGTTTTTCAGCGTGGCCCGGCTCTCGGCATCGCACCATGCGTCATAGTTATTGAGCGTGACGATCAAATCCTCGATGGTGACCTTCTGGCCGATATTGGTGGCTGCGGATATGCTGGTGCCCACATTCAGCCCTCCCGCTACCGACGCCGCCTTGCCGCGGTAGTAGATTTCGTAGGTGCGGTCTGCCTTGAGGACGAACCAGCGGCCCCGCTGGTCGAGATTGTCCGAATAGGTAATGATCCGCAAAGAGCACTCTTTGTCCACGCGCAGCTTCATGCGCACGAAAATAAAGTCCGAAGCTGCGACCGGGATGCGGCTGGTCAGGGAGAAGTTCGACGTCACGCCTGACTGCGTAGGCGTAACGACCATGCTCCGATCCGTGATGTCCGAGCCCGTATTGTTATAATAGCTCTTCGTAAAGTCCTTGAGGATGTAGGCTACGTGGTCTTTGTAGCCTAATTCAGTATTCAATTCTTCCGAAGTCACATATCCGGAATCATTTTCCAGTTCGGACAGTTTCGTGGGAAGCTCCGTGCGGTCGGCCTTGCCCTGGATCATCTCCTGCAATGCCAGTGTCAACTTGTCCCAGGATACGGTGTTGTTGAGCAGGGAGGCGCGGATTTCGGAGCCTTCGACCGTAACCTGTATCTCGGAACCGATAGAGCCGACATATACTTTCACGAAGTCAGAAACCGGGATGGAGGATATGGAGCCGTCGGCATTTACGAACTCGATAGATTGGGTATCCTCGTTGTAATGCAGCCCCATCATCTCGATAGGCAGGTCGATGATGAACTTGGCACCGCCCTTTGTCGTGAAGGTCAGCTCGTAGGTTTTGTCGTTGAACTCCGGCAGTCCTACGCAGGTGTTGAGCAGCTCCCGGATGTCGGGATGCGCCGTGGGGGAGGTGTTGTGCCGCTCGATCTGGCCGCTGACGTCCGGGGTGGGAATTTCTGAGATCGCCTTGTCCGTATAGTTTTTGGCCTCGGTCAGTGTCTGCGCATCCCCGCCGGATATGTTGCTGTTGAGCTCCTCGGACGTGGCGTCAAACACATCGCTGACATTATTCCATAGTTCTGTTGTCTTGGTGTCCGTGTACGACTTTGCTTCAGCCAGTGCGCCCGCCGCAGCCTCCGTCAGTTCCTGCTTGGATGCCTTGTCGGACAACTCCTTCCTTATCTCCGTGTCGTCGTAGTTGGAGAGCCCGGCCAGCTTCTCCTTCTCCTGGTCGGTGTAGTCGTTCGTCGAAAGCCCTTTCCCTTCTTCCTTGTCGACCTTTTGGGCAAGGAGTTTGTCAATATTCCCGACCTTATTTACAGCGTCATTTGCCGCATTTGCCGCCTCGTTCGCGGCGTTTGCAGCGTCGATAGGGGCTTCGGCATATTCTTCCTCCGTAAGTTCGGAATTCGGGTTGTATTTCTTGAATGCCTCGTAAGCACTCTCGCCGGGCAATCCGATAACAAGGCTTGACGCCTCAAGGTTGACAGTTTCCGTTGTAAGGTTGCTTTCGTCTTCGCCACCTTCCAAAAGTGTCGTAGGAACCAATTCGAAGGCCTTGCAGTAGTCGACCGCCGTTTGCCCTCTCTTCTGCAAATTCTCCCACATGGTGAGACGGTACACCCCGATGGATTTTTGCATTGCTCCGCTGATGGTGAAAATCGCGGTGTTGCCTTCGGTGGTGAAATCGACGGGAATGTCCATATGCGAAGGCAAATGGACGAAGAGTCTCAGGTCGCGCCCTTCGAGTGCTACCTGCTGCCCATTGGTGAGTATCGGCCAATGTATCTCTATGTCCTTGCCTATCCGGATGCGTTTCATATTCCTTTCGAGCGTTTATTCTTTTTTGAGAGCGGACATGATACTGTCGTAGAAGACCGCCTTGCACATCTTTGCGGTATCAACGATAATCAATTCCTCCTCGTCGGAAACTTCGATGCCGCCTTCGCTGTGGAGGATGCGGAATGCCAGGTCATGCGCTACGATGCCGTTCATGCCCATGTATATGGCGTTGGCAAACTCTTTCCTTGCATCGACGACAATATGCCCGGCGCGGGAAATGTCGGTGAACAGTTTGAACTCTTTTAAATTCAATGTTTTCATATATCCTGTTTTTGTGTTAATATTGGCACCAGTTGGCCGTCCACATACTGTTCATATGATCCCACAATATGATCCACAGCTTACCCCAATCCAAGGTAATTTCAGTGTTGTTTTGAGAGTTGGAATTGGTGCATATCCTGTGCTGGGTATTCCCGCGCGTCAACTTGACATTGCCGCTGCCGACCTTTCGGATGAAATAAATCTGCCCTTGTTTTGGTGAAGACGGTAAAGTCAGCGTAATCTCTCTCGTAGCCGTACTGAACACCACGCTGTCCATGTCGGTCAGGGTTCTATTGGAAGAGGTTCGCACATTCCTCAGCCTGAAACCCGTTATGAACCCCTCTGGGATATATAAGGCATGGTTTCCGGACTGACGTGCAGCGGTAGTGGTTCCATCCGATAATGCTGCTCCGGTGACATTTATATACACTCCGTAATTGCCTGCCGTGCCGCCGGCTGCGCTGCGGCTTACTTCTGCTCTTATAGGCCCATAGAGGGCACCACCCGTTGATGCCGGCCAGGTGTCGACTCCAAGATAAAGATTAGTCTTACTGCCTGTAAACTTAATCAGATTGGAAGATAGAAGCATATCACCGAAGCTGTCTGTGGATTTTAATGCTCCTTCGTCAATTGTAAAGTTGCCTATCGTTCCGCTCGATGCGTTGATAGTCCCTGTAATATCGGCTTTGGTGGCCACGAATGACCCGTCCTTAGCAACCCTGAACGGCGCATTCGACGGTGTACTGTTCCCGACGAACAGTGGAATATCGCCACCCACGAGCCCTGCGATGATAGTATTCACGGAAATGTCTGTCTTGGAGTTGTGCACCACGAACTCCATACCTTGCAGGAAGTTGATGACGGCATTCTCTGCGAACAACAGGGGCGTATATATCGGCACCATGTCGTTGAGTTGTTGCCAATATGCCGACGCGGATCCCGCCGCCGGTTTGTTGGAAGCAGACGAAGTGTGCGTCTGGCTGCACTGGAATTTCAGCTGTTTGTTGTTCGCATAGATCGTAACTATGTCTATGTATCTGGGGCCATTGGAGACAAGGTCGAGGTCATTGCGGTATTCCACTCCCGATGCCCATTCCGTGAGGCGGATTATGCAACCCTGCAAGCCATCCTTGCCGGGAGCGCCGTCTTCGCCGGGGGCGCCGTCATCACCTTTAGGGCCCTGCTCTCCCGATATGCGTACCGGAGTTGCCCAGCCTACCGTCGGGTGCAACAGACTATTGTTGGCGTCTATTTCTGCCTGGGTCATCCACAGATATTCACCCGAAGAGAGCGACGGCGGGGTGTCGCTCCAACCTGCGGGGGTGCGATCCGTTTTGACCAGCGCCGGCGCCGTGGTGGTGCTGTTATTCTTGGCGTATTTGAAGTCAGTATGCGGCCCCGGCTCCCCATCCTCGCCCGTTACGCGGATAGGCGTCGACCACGCCCCGGCCTTTCCGGTCGATGCGTCTATCGTAGCCTTGGACATCCACCATATACCGACACCAGTGGGCGCGTCATTCCATCCGGACGGAATGGGGTCGGAGGATGTCGGCTTTGCTGGCTCCGTATCGCTATTTTTAAATACATAGGATGTCCAGTTTCCCGGTTCGCCCGATACGCGCTGAGGGGCAGACCATGATTTGACCTCCCCGTCGACAACGGTGCCGGTACACATCCATGTAGGACGTTGATCCGACATCGGGAGCGTCTCCGCAGTCCAGCCTTCGGGCGGTATTTTAAGCTCCGTGGGTTTCGCCGGTTCGTTCTCGGACTTTTTGAATATGCTGACCGTTTCGAGCATCCCGTATCCGCCTAAGTATACCCACTCCTCGGCATCCTTGTCGGGCTCTGTCGTGGTGCCGTCGACCAGACAGCGCCAATGTCCGTTGTTCCAATATACGTCGTCGTTGCGGTTGTATGTTTCCGTGGCGCTCCACACTCCGCGGTCTATGATCGTGGGCACCTCTTCGCCGCCGGGCGTGAATTGCTGGATGACGCCCGACATATAGATGTTGTTCAGGTATGCCGAATACCCCCTCATCTCTATCCCGAATACGGACAGGTTTGACAGGTCGCCATATTGCGCGGCGATATTGGACGCAGTGAACTCCCAATCGGAAACTCCCGTTAAATAACGCTGGTATGTCCGGGTTTCATAGCGGGAGGTCTGCCGATCCTCATTCGAGAAGGAGCCATAGCCCACGAAGGTCATCGACGCCGCCGGATGATATTGGGTGGGGTAAGCTCCCGATACCGGGCGTAGTTGATACTTGAATGTCTTGTAAGTTGCAGTGTCCAGCTCTTCGGTGATGCGGAAATAGCAGGTGGCGAACCCGGCAAAGCGCCTGTTGCCACGGCCGTCGTCATAATCCGCGGTTGCATTCTCCGAAGTGTTCAAATTGTGGAAGATGCCCATACATATATCCCCGACCCGAGGACTTCCGATCTCGCCTTCTTCGAGCTTGAGGGTGATGGTTTGGGCCGTGGTGTCGACGCTTTCGATGATCCCGGCACTTGGAGCATACCACGTATCGCCCATGGATATTTCGACACGGTTGTAGCGGAGTTCCGGTACCTCCAGGAATCCCCGAAGTTTCAGGCTCTGCATCTCTGCGTTCCCTTTCTTGTCGATTATGCCGCCAAAGCCAGTCATGCCGGATGCGAACCCCCCGAACTGGGCACCGTCGTCAAAGGTCATTTTACCTTTGAATGTGTCCGGGAACTGTTTGTTGGCGAATTCCCATAGTGCACGCTTGGCGGAATAGGCATTGTAGTCTGCGGCGGCAGTGGAATCGTAGCGGGTGATAAGGTAGATTGAGGCTTCCGATTCGGTAACGCCTATGCGCTGTGCGTACAGGTTTGCCTTCACCTCCGATTCTATGTTGCCGATACGAGAATATGCCGTATTGTCGCCTACCGTATATGTGGCGATATATTCGTTATATAGTTTTTTTTCGTATCCCTGGATGCGTGATAATCGGCCGCTTTCTCCGAAGCGTGGATCCACAAGGCGAACCGCTTGCCCGGCATCGTAATTCTTCTTGTTTTCTTGGCAGTATACGGGATTAGTTTCGCAGTCGTATACGTCCGTGTCGCTGCTGTGTTTCGCGGCATATGATTCCCCGGCCTTCAAGAGCTCCTTTTCAGCCTCCTCGATCCTTTCTTTAGGTAGTTTTACGCCTGTTATGACAAACGTATCTCCAGGCTCGGGATGCAGGCTTTCGTTGGGGATGATAAGTTGGCTTTCACCGGATGATTCTACTTGCGCGATGATCTCGAACTTCTTATCAAATCCATCCTCCGGTTTCCACGTCTCTGGTTTGTAGTTTATACTTAGCTCAAAATCCCGCCCCATAAGACTGCCGCTCGTGAAGGTAGCACCTAGGGTTTCGCCTTTAATCATGTCCGAAGGCCGGAACGGCGTGTCTTTGCAGTACATGACATACGCCTTATCCGTTTGCCCTTCGATGATCTCCCGGTCTACGGTCTCAATGCTGGTGACAGTCTCCGTATTCTTGGGGTATATGTCATCGAAGAACACGACCTGCTCCACAATGTCGCTTCCCGAAAGACCAGGTATTGCGTCGATATACCGCTGTCCGTCCGGCAGGCGAAGCCGAATTTCAGATACATGATTCGTTTCACCTCCTTGCGGAGCTTGCCCATAGTCGCTTGTAAGATTGCGAGTAGAGCCAAAGACGTAGAACCGGGTGCCGTAGCTCGAATCATCCCCTTTCTTTGCGGGAATGTTTTTCACTACATTCCCCTGTCTGAACTCTTCGGGAGATCCGAAGTCCAGTTTGCCAAAGCATAACGATACGAGGTCGCTGTTTTCCTCTGTCCACCATTCCGTCTCAAAGGTCTCGGCAATCGTATTGAGGATGTCCCAGCACTTATCGCCATTGAATGATACGAGCTTAGCAGCTTTAGGATTGTCAACCGTGATCGTGCCAACCTGCCAGTTTTCACTTCCGAGCTGCTTGTTCATGTTGGCGACGATCAGGGCAGCGAATGATTCGAGGTCGGCGGTGTTGTGGAATACGGCTTCCGGATTATCACCACCCAGCCAGAAACACACGAAACGCTTCATGTGGTTTTGTTGGGCCTCGAATTTGAGAGTATATTTATAGCCGCCGGTCTTGCTATCGAACTCAGGGCGTACCGTGGACATTATCTCGAACTTACGGCCTTTATATGTGATGTAGGAACCACGAGCAAATGTCGTTGGTTCAAGGAGATTAAAGGGCAGTTCGATATAGTAGTCACCCATGAGGACATATTTGATGATAGCCTCTTTGGTGACCGGCGCGTCCAATATTTCTGTTCCTGTCGGAGAATAAATAACCATTATGTCATCAAGGGCTCGACGATTTCTCAAGCCTCTGATGCAAATGTGCGTCTGTGCATTTTAATAACAATGAGGAGCAGTAAAAATATCAATAAAAAAGCAGGGATTTCTCCCTGCCCGAACATATGTTTTGGGACTTAAAATTAATCGTAAAATAAAATTGAGCCCTAAAATAACTATTTAGGGCTCTATACAGATGTTTCAATTTACACATTATACGGATAGACCCGTACGTCTATAACAAAATGATCCATTATTTTAGGCGTCTACACCCATGTCTATCACAATTTATTTAAAGAATGTATCTTTCTCGTAGTCAGAATACAAATCAGACCGTCGAACCGCTTCAAGCGCCATATTAATATCATCTTCTACTAAATCACCAATATATTGCGTTCTGCCGTCCGAAAATTGATTTATAAGTTCAGATTTCGAAATATGGAGTAGAGATTGGCAGCCGAGAAACGAATCGTATTTGAGTATATCAGGATAGTTGCTCTTCTTGAGTTGCATTTGCATACTCAATGCTTTCTCGTCTTTCCAAATTTTAGGATTGATGTCGGAGTTTATAAAAAAGAAGCCGTATAATTGCGTATCATCCTCTCCCATTACAACAAACATCTTTCCATGATCGACGTAGTCGAATTCATCAGAATGGAGTATAGCACCTCTTTTTATAAAAGCATGGGCCAATGGGGAAATATCCATATTACAAACAAGCCTTTTGGAAGTCCATTAATGAAGTAACATGGTTGATAAATTCTTCATCAGCCCCATCCTCTCGCATAATATCAGCAACGGCAATCGGACGATCTTTCGCAGTGGCATGCCATGCGTAATCATGCGATTTTTCACGCAATTCTTCCCATGCCATTGAGCCATATTTGGCTATTGAATCGTCAAGTTCGGCAATGTCTGTCTTTGAAAGATAATATAAATTAGCTTCTTTTTTTGGTAAAATAAAATACCAATCGTGGACACTGAATAATTCAGAAAACTTCGCTATATCTGCATACTTGGCAAAATAGCTATCTCCGCGTACAGCTTTGAATATATCATCAATCTTTGACGGAACCGGCCCGTCTTTCATCGCAATATAGGTATCACCAGTAATCGGACGGCCATACTTTATCAAGTGCTCCCGATCTGCAAAGTAGAGCACTTTAAAAATTTTATGGAAATCTTTACGCTCCACCCTGTTCGCAATATACAGGACAGCCTGTAAAGATTTTTCAGAATTAAAAACCGGTGTCGCCATAGCCGAACCTCCTTATATTATACAAATATATAAAAATATGTGCCACATTGCAAAATTACGCAATATTTTTTACAATAGCCCAATTTATATACGAAAACGCACTTCGTGCTGTTTATATTGCATGTGGCACCACATAAAAACGCCCCGCATTTCTGCGAGGCGCCCCCAACGTGGTGTGGAAATAGTGGTATACGGGGGTTACTTTCACGCTTTTATTTGTGGGTCTAAATTTTTGGACTTATATTTGCAGTAGATAAAAACGAATAACGATGCCTACAATTTTAAACCTTTTTGGATTGCGATTTTATTTCTACTCTGACGAACATTTGCCAATACATGTTCATATCGAGTACGGCGACAACGACGCAAAGGTAGAAATCGCTACACGAGAAATAAAGTACAACCGGGGGATAAAAGCGAACGATATGCGCCGCGCGCTCGAAGTGATCGAGTTGTACGAGGCGGAGATCATCGCCAAGTGGCACGAGTATTTCGGAGAAGAGGAATAAACTGCAAAGTACAAAACATTATGATTATGGCGAAGATTACAAAAGTTTGGTTCGAGGGTGGCCGAATATACATAGCCACTAATGACGGCAAAACATACAGCCGCCCGCTGGAGTATTTCCCCATACTCAAAGAAGCTACCGACGACCAGCGCGAGGCGTGGAAAATAAACAAGTTTGGGGATGCTATCCGCTGGGAGGAGATCGACGAAGATATACACCTGTCGAGTTTCTACGCCACGGATGAACCGGACACAAATAATGTGATAGGGGATGTATTCCGTCGATTCCCGCAGTTGAATGTGTCGGAGATTGCCCGCACGATAGGTATTCACAAAAGTTTGTTGTCGAAATATATTTACGGCACCAAAAAACCATCTGAGAAACGCACGGAGGAAATATTAGATGCCTTGCGGCAGATAGGCCGTGATTTGGCACAAATACGCGCATAACGTGCGACAAAGGAGAGGCAACATTAAAACATGAGGCGAGGGGTGGCGAAAATCACTCCTCGCTTTTTTGGATATTCCAATTTGAAATTGTAAATTTGATTTACTAACTCACTAAATTTTATTAATATGAAGAAAATTTTACTTTTATTATCTGCATGTGTAGTATTGAGCAGTTGCGCCATCCAAAAGTATTCGCAAAAAACCTATTTGGCTGATTATAGAGAGTATACTGCTGATGGATTTACTATCACCCCAAGTTCTTCTGGGTTTACTTATGAATCCGTTGGTGATCTTAGTATTAAATTTACAATAGGCGTAAAAGATGGATATATTAATAAGGAGGCTAAATGGAAAGAAGAAAATGTATTTAAACCGAGCTATGATTATATGGTGGCTGAAATAGTTAAAGAGGCAAAATCTCTTGGTGCAAATGCTCTTCTAAATTTCAATATAACGCCTATTATTAGAGGAACCAAATATGGTGAAGTAGTAGATGGGTATATTGCTTCTGGATTTGCAGTAAAACTGAAATAAGCTATGAGAAAATTTTTAATTTCAATTATTTTAATAATTCCATTTGTCTTTACCAGTTGTTCTGACGATAAAGAAAATGGTGATTCACCATCACCAGCAGAAAAAGAAATATTACAGGTTCTCAATGGTAAATTTATTGGGTCTCTGTATAGTTTTACGACTAATACTACCGAAACGGAGGAAATAACATTTACCCCCTACTCATCAGCCCAAGAAAAAGTTTCTGTAATTGACGGTCGAGTTGTTGTTTATGGGACGGCTTATCTTGTTACATATTTCAATGACCACTTATTAGAAATAGCAGAAAATTGCTATTATTCTGTTAATGTGGATTATGATGGCGCTATTATTTCGTTTTACTCCTATTCAGAAAGTGGTGAGATTAATGGGAGAGAAGATAAACGTATAATATCCATAGAATCAGATAATTCATTTAAAATGAGAAAATATGGGCTGGCTGAAAATAACGATAAGACTTTTTATAAGAAATGAATACATCTGAATTCGCTCTAATTAGAATAAGCCGGGATTATTCCCGGCTTTGTTTTACAGTACAATCACAGTTCCGTCTTTCTTTATTGAATACTCGCCGCCGATTCTTACGATATTGAGCACGGCGTAGTCTTTGGCGGTGATCTTGGCCCGTGCGCCGTGCATCAGGATTATCGTATGGATGAATTTAGTCCCTGCCGCTTCTATAGTAGCATCTGTATCTCCGACGATACATACGTACTCTTTACCTTTGAGCGCGATATTTCCCGCATCTACATATACTCCCAGCCTTTCTAAACTGTCTCGGTTCTTTCTGAACACTTCGACCGAGGGGAAGTTGTGGTCTTGGCAGAACTCGATCCCTTGTGGGGTAAACATCAGTTTGATTAGCTCGGGGAAGTCTTGGACGCGGTTTATCTTTTTACAAGCGCCCGTTTGTAGTGCCATCGCCCGTATGGCATCTACACTCTTATTGTGTTGGGTTGTCATATATTTTCTGTTTCTGCGACCCTGTTTGCTGGGTTGGGTTCATTGAATTTTACTGTCAGTTGTGAGGTGGTAAGGTCTGCGGACATCATGTAGCTGCCTGAATTGCCCATGTAGGTCAAATGGTAAATATCCGCAGATATTAAAGGTACGCTAATGTCTATTTTGCCTCTTTTTAGTAGTTCTATAAAACTGTTGTAATTCGCCGTATGCTCTGCAAGCGTGTCGCCGAAGATCACGAATGTAAGCGTCAGATCGCGGGCGGCAACTTTCGGTTTTTCGGGGTAAATTACCTGCTTGCCGTCCTTTTTGGGGTCGTCATTCTCTACAAAATCTTTGAGGCTTGCCGGTGCTCTCAGACTTGCAATGAAACCCGATCCCATTGTGATACCCATTGCATAGGCATCGTAGCCGTTTATGAGTAAATCCCTTTTCATTTTCTTTCGTTTAATGCTTTATCTAAAAATAATTCGGCTGTATCTATCACATCATAACCTTTAGAGCTGACAAAGCCGGCGTAATACATGCCATCTGCGAAAATAATGCTTGTTCCGGCTTTATTTTCTTCGTTGAGTACTTTATTGGTTTCAATGGCCGCCGTCGGATCTGGATGATTTTGGTCGCCAATAAATCGCCGTTTTTCTTTGCCTTCATAAGTAACTACGTAACCAAGGGCGCTGCGTAAGTTCCATGTGTGGTTTAGGTAGTCGCGTTTGCCAGATAGTAGCCGAGCTTCTTTCTGTCTTATTAATGCCTCCCGTGCTTTCTCATCCATGAAATCTACAACTTCATCCTCAATGCCGTTGATGAACTTGTCAAGGTCTGCTATGTCTTTACCAATTTTCATGTTATAGTTCACTGGTGTTGCGCTTGATTGCGGCAATATCCTCTTGAATACCTTGTAATGCAACTCTCATGGCTGCTGTATTGCCGTTTATTTCCACAATTTCCATGTAGGTCATCACAGCATATCGGAGCAGTTCATTATTTACCTGTACGCTTGCGTACATGGCTGTTTCAATATTGGCCATAGATGTTAAAAGACCGATTATTGATTGCGTCTGCGCCATTACATAGCCGCGGATGTCGGTAACCTTGCCTTGAATGTCCGTGAATCGGCCGTTTAACTCATCGCCCGTATCTTGCGACATTGTTTGAAAGCCTCTTTCCGTGGCTTCCTGACGAGCTGCGCCAGCATTCCCAAGTAATTCCTTTGTTTCAGCGGGAAGGCTGTCCCAAATAGCTTGAAATTCCTCACCAACTTTGTTGAGATCGTCAGCAAAGTTTCCCATGGAATCAATCACACCGTCAATCCCGACAAAAACTCCATCCTTGAACCATTTGGATTTATACTGGTCAAAAATATCTCCGATACGTTCTTCAACAAATTTGCTGACTAACATTTGTTTCATGATGTCAGCAACAATTTCGTCTACCTTTTCACCCCAGGCCTTAGCGGCGTCCTCACCTTCTAAAAACGCTTCTATGAAGGCATCGCCAAGCTCTTTTGCAATATCTTCTGCCGTGCCGCCGATAATAGTTTCTACAACCTCATTTATTACTTCAGCAGCTTCTTCTCCAAGTTCTTGAATTTGACGTTCCCATTCTTTTATCTTTGATTTGTCCGTTTTTTTCTTGTCGTTCTCTGCATTAATCTGCTTTTGAAGCAACAACTGCTGTTCTGCAAGATTGTTAAGTTTATCTCGGGTATCACTAAACTTATTTTCCCCCAGAAGATTGCTGTCTGTATATTTAAGGTTTGAATAGGCATCTGCTATACTTTTGATTGCCTTTTCTTCTATTTTAGCCGCATTGATTCGCTTAACGATGGCTTCCCCGAAGGGGCTTAGTTTTCCGTATGCGCTCAATATCGCTTTCGTCGCATCATTATAAGCGTCTTTTACCTTCTGAATAGCATTAAAAGAATTTTCTTGGAGCCGAATTGCATTGGCATTATCCAATTCCCATTGCAGTTGCTCAATTCTACCTTGCAGTCGGTCTATTTCCGCTTGTTTTTCATCATCATTATTAAATAGGCTGGCTATTTTAGTTGCTATTGTCAATACCGCTTGAATAATAGCAAGAATAACGGATGCTCGCTCAACAGCTTTGATCGCACTGGCGGCGGTTGTTGATGTCGTTGTAATAGCTGCCGCCGACGATTCAGTAAGAGTGACAATGCTGCTAATCATACTGGCTGCATTAGTTGCAATTTCGCCCGCCGCACTAATGACTTCGCCAGTAGTGCCCCCAACGGCATCACCAATACCCTCGAATCCATCTGCAATATCACCGAGTGTCCTCTCTAATCGCTGCCATTTCTTGATCGCATTATCTTTGGGGGCTAATTTTGTACTCGAAGCAGCTTTATCTACTGCATTAATTTTTGCTTGCGTCTGATTGATCTCACCGCGCAATTTCTGTCCTTGGGCACTATCTGATGAATCGAGGGCATTATATTCGGATTCCAGTGCTTGTAGCGATGCCTCCAGCTCTGCTTTCAGGGCGGATAATTCATCCATGGTCTTGCCTGTCAATTCTCGCACCCATTGCCCGGCTTGTACTTCAATTTCTGCTACTGCTGCATCTCGCTCGGCTTCAAGTGCCTTCCGCTCTCCAATGCTGCCAGCATTTTCGATCTTACGGTCGTAAATGTCTTTTGTAGCTTGTAGTTTTTCCCGGAAGGTTCCATACGCTTTCAAATACTCGTCCCAAGATTGTATATTCTTATTGATTGTAGATGCCAACCCTTCGGGGCTTATCGAAATAGAAGAAACGCTTGCCCGTTCTTCAGTACGCTGGGCATTATTGGCATCGTTCAAGGCTTTTATTTGGGCTTGCTGCCCCTTGGTCAATTCCCCACCTTGCAACTCCCTGATGCGCTCCTCTGCCTCCTGTATGGCACGGGCGCGTTTCTGGTAGTCAAGGTCTATTTGCGCGAGTTTCTTGGCCGTGCCCTCCTTCATAGAATCTACTTCGGCCTGCAATGCATCATCCCGGAGCTTTTGCAATTGCTTGGTGAGCTCCTTTAGATTGCGCTCTTGATCGGATGCGGCTTTTTTTGCTGCGCTTTCGGCCTCTTGGCGGGCTTTTTCCGCCTTTGCATTAAGTTCATCCGGCGTTAAGGCGGTGTACAGCTTTTCTGCTGCGGGGGTCAATTTTTCGATGCCGACATTTATTGCCGTGATAAATGCATCTACATCACCTTCATAATCTTCATTAATGCGCTTCCATATAGTATTCCCTTCCTCACCAAGCTTCGATAGTGCGCTAATAAATTCTTTCCGGAATTGGGTTATGTTTGTTTTAGCCTCTGCAAAAGTTTTAGCACCCCAAATAGCGCTTTGGCCACCCTGACCCAAATCCATGTATGTCTGTATTGCCTTATCATATTCTTTTCTGTACTCTTTCAGTGCATTAGAATAATTGGTATAGGCATTCCCTGTTTTTTTGATGCGTGCTATACTCTTTTTGTCCTCTGTAATAAGTTCTTGGGCAGCCTTCGCCTCTGCGACCTCGATAATTGCGTCGCGCAGGTTTTCATAAGCACCGACAGCATTCCCGACCATAACCTGTTCCGCAGCCATATTGCCGAAGTAAGCGGGGTATATGTCTTGCAGTTTTTTGACCGCTTCGGCTCTTTCTTCATAGGGCTTGGAAAGGTCTGTCGCAGCCCTATACAGCAGATTCAATTTGGTTAATTCGGATTGAGCCGACACCGAACCTTGAGCCATAGCGGAATTAAAGCGTTCGAGTGCAGCGGCAGAGGCGTCTATCGTCGTTTTACCTTTGAACAGCGACGCTACCCAGTTGGTTATCTCCTTGCCGTAAAGGGTAAGCACGGTTACGCCGGCCACAAGCAGGGTTTGCCAGGAGAAGATCGACGATGCTATCTGTTTCCATACGGGCGTGAAGGTTTGCCCGGCTTTCTTCAATTCATCAACCGATTTCTTCGCCCGTGCTATTTCATCGGCCAGCATCGGCAGGTTGTTGGATATGGCGGAAAAGAATATTTGCGGGCCATATGCCAGTGACGGCAACTCGCGGGCAACTTGCTGAATTTGGAATCCCAGCATATTGAATCCCGAGGCATAATTGCCGACATTGCGAGTATGGACGCCCATCGACGCATCCAGTTCTTTGATCTTCGTGTCGAGCGATTCGATGTTTTTAAGCATCGTTTGCCCTTGCGCCCCCTCACGATCCGCGGCGCTCATATTTTTATACACCGCACGCATACGGGTAAGTGCCTGGGACATTTCGTTGATTGAGCCGATGGCAGTCTGCTCCAATTTGATTTGGTTGGCAAGCTCCCGCCTCAATTGGGATATTTCCTGCTTGTATTCCTCGATAGATACGGCAGCGTCCAATACTTGCGCCCTTTTCTTTGCAGACAATTGCCCGTTCTGCTGCTCTTCCTTATTGAGCGCGGTTACATCCGCTTTTAATCGTGCGATCTCATTTGAATACAGTCTAATTTGGGCTATTGCCTTTGTTTTTTCGTCGTTAGCGGCTTTTAGCTCACTAAGCAGGTCATGGTATGCCGCAGTTTCGGCCTGGGTAGCCGCTGTTCCTGCCGTAGAACCGTCGCCAGCAGTTCCGGTCGTGGCCGATGCGGCAGCCTTGGACGCCGCATCCATTGCCTGCTGCTCCATCTGGGCGATCTTGCGCATTGTCTGCTCGACACGCGCCTCCATCTCGCCAATTTTACGGTTTATGACGTCGAATTCCTTTGTACTGTCCGGGATTTCGGCCAGTACCTGCCGCAACCGCTCAAGCATGGTAATAAAACTCTTGAGTTTATCGGTTTCCGCGTTTATTTTGAATGATAATGCGCTCATTGCTGCTCTTTATTGCCTCTTTTCTTATTGTTTCTTCTCCGGGCCATATCGGCGCCCGATCCCCGCACTATTTTTTCCTCGTCCCCTACGAGCGTGCGCACCTTGTCGGTCATCATGAGTAGCATGGTAGGGTAGTTTATGCCTTGGAAGGCTTCGTTGTAGGAGATGTTCAATTGATCCATCATCGTTGCAATAATGCCCGTTATCGTATTATTCCCGACGGTTTCAGACACTGTTTTCCGGCGTGTTTTGTCGATCTTCACCGAATCGAACAAGTCTTTGCCCGATACGATGTCGGCTATTTTCATGGTCGCGGCGGAAATCTCTTCACAGGTGGCATACCGCTTGGCGTACCACAGGAATAGTTTTTGGCACCATGAGCGCCGAAAAAGCAGCTTGGATATTGTTTCCATGGAATATTTTTGCCTTCCAGAGATTGAAACGTCTATTTTCCCTCCGGCGAATGCCCTTGCCAAATCCTTCACGAACGGTTGGTATACCCGGAATTTCAGCACCCCGAGCTTTACCGACACATGATGCGTATTCAGCAATGACCTGGCGACAATATCCGCCGATTTACTCATGGTCTTTGGATATTGTTGCGGACAATCCCTCCATTACGGCTGCAACCGAGGCAATATCCTCAAGGGGTATCATCAGCAGTATTTTCTGGTAACAGTCGAACAACTCGTTGAATGTGCCCCGCTTCATGAATCTGCGGCGTAAAAACCACACCCTGACACCCGCGAATATGTTGCGGCTGCCGACAACCGCCAAGGCTATACTATGCGCCATCGCCGATATACATGCCTTACTCTCGTCCGGATCTTTGTTGACATCCCGCACTGTCATGATGCGCGTTGCCGTCATGGGGGACATCTTGTATACAGTGTATCCCTTCGATGCGATGCGGATACTGATAAACTCCAATTTCATAAGATTGATTTTAAGAAATAGGGGTGAGGGGCACACGCCTCCCACCCCTGGACTGCTGATGGCTTGGAGGTTCTTATTCGACGTTCACCTCCGAAGAATCGAACCAATATTCCGACGAGACCGCCGTATTGTCGGGTTCCAGGGCAGCAGCTGCTACACCGATACCTACGGCTCCCTCATTGTTGGTGTTACGGGCGATAACCGAGGCCTTCGGAAAGACGCAATACTGGTTGTCCTCCGTCAGGGCGATCATGCATTTTTCAATGCGCGTGACGCCTCTCGCACGTTTCCATGACGTCTCCGACCCCGTGCCGCCCATGAAAGCCGCCTTGGTTTCATAGTCGTATTGCCCGATGGTAAACGACATCTGAATGTTACCCATTTCGGTGTCTTGGCGATATACGCCATTGGTGAGTTGATTCCTGTACTCCGTCGTAGACGGCTCCTCCTCTTCGATGCTCCATGTGTCTTGGTGGATGTTCTCCACCTGTTTCGTGCTGACATCTTTAATGATGGTTGCCAGAAGGGTACCCGTAAGATCTCCTGTGACCTTCGCGGGGTCTGCATAATACAGCTTCTTGATTCCTACTGCTATTACTTTTGCCATTGTTTTAGTTGTTTTTAATGTTTAATACTCTGAATAGTACTCTGATGTAGATATAGTGGCATCCGAGGTTCACATCTTCTTCGCGGCCGATATTCTCATACCTGTACCTGTATGCGGATCCGTCATAAGTACCGTATGTCCATTCTTTGAATCTCGCCTTGGCTGCCCGTTCGAGTTCGTCCAGCCGTTTTAGGTTCGCTTCTCCTTTGATGTCGGGGACACACAGGTTTACAGCAACAAAGCAATTTTCCCAATACGTGTCCGGCGTCTGCTCGGGTGGTGTGATGACGACGATACGCTCTCTATCGACTTTCCCCTCGGGGATCGCCCATGAAGTGTGCATGTCTTTTATCCCAACCCCCTTACACGCCGAGAACAGTATGTTACGCGCGTCTCCCGTTGTAATCATATCCAAAGGTCTGAAGCGTTGAAATAGTTGTTTACCTTGGCTATTGCCACTGTACCTTCGCCCCGTACTGTGCCGGTTGCCTTGTCAATGCATTTCACGTAACCTCCTTTGGGTACTCCTCTCCCTTCGTAGACGATGTGGTATTTCGATTGGCGTACCTCTCCGTTCTCTGATACAAGGCGGATGGTTGTGTCGTCGTCGCAACGACAATCACCTATTTCCTGCCACGCATCACTTTCGGACATAGCTATCGGACGTCCCAGTTCGTCGTATTGTTTGGGAGGATCGATCCTCAAATAGAGTATGTGGGGCGCGAAATACATATTACCACAAGTTCGAAGCATCCTTTATCGAGGACAGGCCAATAGAGCTGCTCAATTCTTCGCCGGGCGTGATGCCATATTGCCGAAGCATCAGTTGTGCCCGTTGCTTCATGGCGCTTTCAGACCAGGACACCGAATGCCCGTTTTCGCTTACCGACAGAGGGTGCATTATCAGGCTGTCGATGAATTCGGATACGCGCTTGGCGATTAGTTGTTGCTGATGGTCGCTACCCGCCAGGGAGTTGGGATCGTAACCCCATTCCCTGGCGAAGCGGCGAACGCCATAGTCGGAGATGGTTCCGACCATGCTGAACTCCTGATGTATGCATTCTGCGACCGTCATGCACTCCTACGATTCTACACTCAGCGAGTAAATACCGTTGATCTCGGTAATGACGGGCAGCGAAATAGATTGTGCTTTCGTAAACTCCACGCCGTTCGAGTTGTCCGTCTCGCCTTTGCCCCACTGCGAGATGCGGATGCGTCCGTAGTTGGAGTAGGCAACTCCCGGCTCGGGGCGAAGTTCGTTATCCGCGTAAGCGTTTTTGATGACGCCGAGACGACCCTCCGGCACGAATACGAGGCTCTTGTCATTCCACGGTTTGTATTCGCGGATCTTGCCATTGTCCTGAATGCGCGTCATCCGTCGGATCACCTCGAATACGGGCAACCCGTTCGATCGCATAAACTCGTTTAGGTTGGCCAGCAGAAGTGGCGACGATGATTTGTCCGTGCCGAAGATGACCTGCTTCATCTTCTTGCTGCGCAGGATGTACGAAAGCCGCTTTTGATCCAGAAGGATGCGGTCGAAGGTCACCTTCTCCTGAGCTGCATCGACAACGCCTTGGATATCCTCGAATACATCGACCGTGTCGATGTTGCCCTCCGTCCACTGTGTATCTGCTGTGGCGATGTTTTCTTGCGGCATGCCATAGTCGATATTGCCTCGCACACCTCCTTCGGGGTTGTTTTCCTGAGTGAATGAAAATACCCCTTTGTTCGAGAGGGCACCCAGGAAGATGATGTCTATTTTGGCCTGTACGGATTCCACGACCCGTTCAACGCCGCCCCACATGAGGTTTACGAGCTGCTGTTTCTTTGCCTGATCTGAGATCATGCGTGAATCCAGCAGCTGAAGTACCTTCCGATAGTCTTCAATGGGCATCGGTAGGGTCATTTGGTGAATGAGGACTTTCTTGGCTATTGTAGCCAGGCCTTCAGTTCCCATAATGGGTTCCTTGCCTTTCGAATCCAAGGTGGCAGCTGCTACGCCCAGATTATACGATCCGATGATCTCTTCGAAATTGAACCCTACCGTGGGAGTATCCCACTCCAAAAAACGCTCGTAGACATTTTGGTCGAACAAGCGCTTGCGCAGTTCAGATGCTGCGTCGATGCGAGCTTGCACCTGCTTGGTCAGCTTGCTGAAAATAGAAGAATAATATACTTCGCTCATTGTTTACCTGTCTTTTACTGTCTGATGTACTTGATTTCAGGGTTGTTTTTCATACTGTAGCCTTGCAGCCAAGTCTCGGGGACGGGGTATGCTACATCCTTGAGGATTCGCGCCCCATAAGCTGCCGAGACAGTCGGAAATCCATTGGCCTTGGTGTATTCCTTTGTCGTTTCGATGACGGCGTCCGGAATTTCATCCCCTCCGAGCAGATCAGCGCCTGCTACTGCTTCTGTCATTGCTGCGCTTAATGTGATTTCGTCGTATGATTCGTTGGCGGTGCTAATGCTCTTGATGGTGCCGGAGGAAGCGCCTACTTTGACGGCATCGTTGATCTGGAACATAGAGCCCTTGATGACACGCGGTTTGGTTGTGGTACCGCCCTCTACGATTCGTGCCGATTTGCAGATGGTGCACCCCATGTTCTCGAAATCGAGTTTGATAGGCGTTCCCTCTTTGAGTATCGTGCCTTCCGGATAGGTGCCCTTCACGGCGAAATCCCCCGGCAGCACTTCGCGCTCTCCGCGCCAGAATACCGGGAACCCGCCCTTAACTTGTGTCTTTTCGAATTTAATAGCCATGTTTGTTGTTGTTTTTATTTTGCATCCGGCAGATTTTCAGCCCACATTTTGGCCTCTTCTTTGCTTTGAGCCTCAGATGTGGAGAGGGGGAATGCCGTTTCCTGCCCCTCAAGCCCTGCGGCAACGAATCGCGTTTGTATAGCCGCGAACTTTTCTTTGATCTTCGTTTCGTCCGGCTTTTCCTCGTTCATTGCAGATGCGAGGTTTAGGATATCATCCAATGCCGATTCGTTGATATTTGCCGCCTTGGCCGCTGTGCGCAGCAATGAATCCCGTTCGGCCTTTACACGCGCTGCTTCCAAGGCATCGTACTTTGCTTTTACAGCATTTTCACGCTCTTCCTGCTGGCGTTTGTAGGCTTTGAACCATTCGGGCTCTTCGCTACTGGGAGTAGTATTCGCCTGCCGCTCCCCTGTGGCAGGTTGCTCGATAGGCTTCCCGTCTTTGAGGTTATGCCGCTTCTCGTAGTTCTTGACTGCGGTCTGCTGCGCATCCCCTGCACGGTAGTCGCCGTAGCTGGTTAACACGTCCTGAAAGCCAATCCCCTCTGCTATGGTAGGTAATTGCGCTTCGTCCGTTACATTCTCTGACTTCTTCGTTGCGATTCGGTCGAGGATCGCATTGTCCACCCCTGCAAATTTGGTTTGGAGCAGTGCTAAAAGTTTTTCTTTCATATTATTTTAATTAATCTCTGTTGCAAAGATTTCGACGGGCATTTTAATAACAATGGGCAGGACGGAAATTTATACTTTTTTTGTACGGTAATTCAAAGCCTCTTTTATGCATTCAGATATCCAGCCGACCAAATAACAGAATGGCTCTTGGTTACTGCAATCAATGCGTCCACCGATATAATCGAATATCTCCATAGCCGCATGTGTAGATTCGTGGCAAACGTACTGGATATTTTGAGCGTTCGCCTTTGTGGCGAACCTGATAAGAACTCCACCCCTTTTATTTGTGATGTCGTATGTACTCTGCGTATCCGCCGCAGATGTGTCGTCCATATCTGTTATATTTTCAAACCTATCGCTTATTGCAGATGCGCTTTTTTCACCTATCACCACCCAAATTAACCGAGGATAAATTTGCGGATCAAATTGATGTATAATAGCCTTCATTGTCCTAAAAGTTTTATTCAGCCGAGGTGTTGATGCTTGAATTCTCGTCTTTTTTGGTCGAAAGGTTTGTTTTTGCATCCTGGTAAATGCTTGTGGCAGAGGCTTCTTTCATTTGCCTAATTCTTTCGATTTCCTCTTGGTAATTATCTGCAACACCCATTAATTTTACAGATTCCTCAAGTGAAAGCACTCCATCTGCATAGGCTTTCCCTATGGATTGCCACCTTGCAGTAATGTCTTCGTTGAAGGGCTCCGAAAATTCATGCTCGATCTTGAGGGTGGCGAGTTTGTCTCTCATATGGATATGAGTTACATTCATCATAATCGCCAAAATGAGATTCTTTTCCCGGTCGACGAGTTCGTCATATATCTCTTTTCGATTATCACGCTTGATATATCCGAGAACCATTGCGCGCTTAATGGCTTCACCGGACAAAGTCCCCAATCCGACCATTTTCTCTGGAGTGAACTCCGGAGTGAAAGTATCGAAAAGTATAGATTCTTTTAAATCCGACTTTTCCTGTTGCCTCGTTTCAGACGACATAGGTGGATTAAGGTATTCAAACCGATCATCTTTGCTTGACAGCTTGATCCCCTTTCCGGGGGAATCAGCTTTGGGAAGACTTTTGATAACCTCTGCGGTGGCAATGAACATTGGATCCGCAAAGTAATTGTTGGTGTCTGCGGTTTTTGAGTCAATACTTTCTTCCCGATCAATTCGGGGCTGCAATCCATCCCATGCCGTATTTTGCTTGTAATAAATGATGTTAATTTTACCAGTTGGATTAAGCACTGGGGTCACATCCCAACCTATTTTGGCTTTTCTGCCCCGGAATATAAAAGTGGGTGTATGAATGTCGAAATGCTCTACTGTTCCGGCGCCCTCCTTCAAATAATACCCACATCCAAATGCGAGGAGGTTACCATATTGGTCGAACATGGGGCGCAAGGTATATCCGTTAGACTTCGACAGCACAACTATTTTCACCCAAGGAAGCCCCGTTGCCTCGTCCCTGTAAATGTGATACAGCTTTGCACTTTGGGTTTCGGCTCCGGCCAGCCGTTTAGCCTGTCGCATCTTACTGTCGAATCGTATTTCTCGAAGGAATTGTTTGTAAGCCGAAAATGCATCGGCATCACCGGATTCGTCGGATACCTTCCATTTTATCGGATTTCCAAGCAGGAAGAACAATTCCACCTCATTTATATAGCGTTGACGAGTGCGGGGCAATTTCTCCGTGCGGTAATCTTCCTGTCCCTTCCTCGTTTTGTCTCGACGCCCCATTACGGCGTGGGATTTTGGATTGTATTCGCACAGGGCCTTGGACACTTCGACATCATGATCTTCCATCAAAGACATAGCCCGGCTGATGTCTTTTGCCTTGATAAGCTCCATTAAATCCCGCTCAACACCTAATGCATTGAGCGTTTTATTTTGGAAAAATGTAAAAAGGCGATCTAAAAAGTTCATTGTTTACCAAATATTAATATCACTTAAATCATCGTCTTGTATCGGTGTGCTGCGCTTTTCAAAGCATCCGGTCAGCGCATCGGGGGCATCGTCATGCGCATTGCCCCCTTCTTTCATGTATCCCATAATGGCCTGATAGAATTCCGGCCACCTTTTGTCCCAATTTGTCGGGAAAAATGTCATGTTGTTGACGTCTGCCGACTTGGTAAATATGCGCACCTGCTTATTATCGGTCTGGCAAAAGCAACTAACCGTTGTGTGGGTAATGTTCATCTGGCGAAGGATGCGTTCTACATTGCGCGCAAAGCCCCGCCCTCCGTTATTGCTTTCAATATTAGCCCATTCCGTCCTGTTCCTTGCAAGCATTTCGGCCGTCTTGGGTTCGGTATACTCCATGGGCTTTTTTGTGTAGAGCACATCGGTCACATAATTTCCCTCGGGTAATTCGTCGTAACATATCGAACATAGATAGTCGCTTCCCGTATCTGCTGTATCGGTGTAATTCTTATGCGTGCAATCTTTGGAGTAGGGGATAACGTCGTATGTTCGGAATTCACGATACATTAATCCCTCAAGAGGCTTGGGATTCTGCATGTACTGGGTCTCAAATATGAAGGGATCCGCTTCTTGGTATCGCTTTAATTTATCAAGCGCGAACCGATCCTCCCAAAGTGCACGTTCGGTAGGTAGCCCTGCATCTAAGATTGCGGGGAATTTGACAACATCCCATTCTCCACCTTCCTCTATCGTGCCTTCAAGCTGCAATAAGTATCCGCAAAAATCATCTGGAGCGAGCCTTTGAGCTGTTACAATGACCGGGGTGCGAACGTCATTAAGACGGTTCTTGAATGTAGAAGTCCACAGTTCGCCAATGCGCTCTTTGGTAGTACTGGAGTAGCTATCCTGCGCCTTCATTGGGTCGTCAATACTCATTGCACCGCTGAATTCTTGTGCTCCCAGTTTACCGCATCCAAATCCTGTTATTTGACCCATAAAGGGAGCCGCATACATTACGCCCCCGCTTGAGGTGGATATACTTCCTTTGGCATTGTTGGACAGTTCGACATTTGGGAAGAATGCGCGGTAATTGGGATCCTCCATGATCCTTCGTATGTTCGTAACATTCCGGGTAGTAAGTTGATCGCTACTCGAAAGATGCATGAACTCGGAACGCGGATTGATGGCAAATCCTATCGCAGAGAAAGACACGACGGCTAACTCTGTTTTAGAATGTCGCGGAGGAATGTTAAACATGAGCCTATTAGTCGGGTGTTCTCCACGGAGTACTTGGTCGAGTTTATGGCATATTATTCGATGATGGGGCGCAATCCGAAAAGGTTGTTTGTTCACAGCCTCGAACATTACGGACGTAAATGCCAAACACCCTTCCTTCAACAAGAAGTCACCTACACTGGAATAATCAGTCATCGCTCCTGCTCATTTGTATTAATTGAAAGAAACGATCTGTGTTGAATGTCGGCTGCGGAAGGTCATTACCTTTAGTGTCAGTGTTGGCAGTTTTCTCCGGGGCATTGTATCCGAGCATGCGGTTGATGGTTTCTATCGCCTTGCTTTTGTCCATCAATTCCACGACGGGGCTACCTGAACGGTCAATCTTTATGGACTGGATTAAACGCCGTTTTTCAGGCGGAAGAGATTTTAGGTCTTGGAAAGAAATTGAGGGAACCTGCCGTACGCCATATTCGGTTTTCATATCAACCATGTCGGCATCGACAAAGTCGAGTACGTCGGCATTAATGATGGATACATTAAGCCGGATTAGCTCCTCTTTGGTGATAAGTTCTTTTTCGGCTAATTGGGCTTGAAGTTGTTTTACCCTTACCGTAACCTTACCGTTAGAAAGCAATTGAGATGCCTTGACAGATATCACATTATCTGTCATTCTGGAACAGTCATACGCAAAACGATACGCCTCGGATGCGTTGCCGCACTCGAGGTACTTGTTGCAGAACTTCTCCTGCTTTATCGTCAGCTTCCCTTCTGCCATGAAAAACAATCTCTCAGGGCAAAGGTGGGAGCAGGCATTTTAATAACAAGAGGTAGATTGAAGAAAATGCAAAAAAAATGGATTGTCCCCAAAAAAAAGAACAATCCACTGTTTCGACAGATTTAGATACTTAGGTTAATCTTAAATATTGTTTAATAACAAAATTTTCATCTATAGGATATTGACGATTATATTGCCCTCGTAAATGAATTGTACCATTCAAAGCCTCATTTTGTATCGAATCATATTTTTCACTATCGACAACGGTACATAGTTTTTCAATTTTAGTAGGTTTGTCTTTTGCCAAATATTCTACAAGATTAATAGGGAAAAGCGGTATTAAAAAGTGTTCGTTGGGGCATAAATGTATATTGCCGCTTACGTCACTACTACGAAGGTTTGACTGTATATCTTGATAATTCGAAAATAAATCATCGAAATCAGAACTTATCCTCCACTGTATACTGTATGCAGTTCGCAGTCCGGCATTGATTATCTTTATCGAATAAAGGTTTTCATGGCAAAAAATGCTGTAAACCAATCGAGGCCTTTCATCGTATTCGCGTCTTTTATCTTCTTTACGCCACCGTTTTCCATTGTAATATATAGTAACAAATGTAGCTATTGCCATTAATGCTGTGGCTATGGCACTTATTGCTGTCCATATATTACTAACATAATTATCCATAAATGACTATGTTATCCTATTTTATTCGACTTTTCAACATTGCATTTTTGGCAAAGCAACTGCATGTTCTCTAATGTGGTCGCCCCGCCTTTTGAAAAAGGTATGATGTGATCGAGTTGTAAGTTTTGTGTGGATCCGCAGTATACGCATCGGCCACCATCACGCTTATATACTGCATCTACTATTTCCCTGGGAATTGGCGGCCGCTTTGGCTCATCACCGAATAGTTCTCCGCTGTCGATCAGTTCTTGCCGTACGATTTTTTCAAGTTGACGTATGCGATATTTTTCTTTAATACGCGCGGCAATCTCGGCTTTTTCACGCTCTTCTTGTTCTTGTTGAAACAATATTCTCCGTCGTTCCTGCTCTTCTGCAGACAGGGAAGCTTGATGATAATCACCTGTCGCAAGGTATTTTTCTAACGATGTAATATTATCAAAATATACTTTTCGAGGATTGATACCCTGTTGTTGACCAACGATGCCAGCACTCTCTAATTGCATCATAATGCGCCCAGCCCGATTAAATCCAACTTCAAATTTTCGCTGAATTTCTGTTGTGGATATGCCTCCATTATTGACTGCATATCTTGCTACTTCCTCGAATAGCAAATCATATTTTATGGGAGCTGGTTCTTCGAAGTAGTAATCCATCATGTATAAAATTTGTTTGTGCTATTGAAATAATCCGAAGTTTTTATGTTTTAGTCTGCGGGCGCCCCGGTCATTTTTAAAGGAGACCGTAATCTCCTTTAAATGTGTAGCTCGATTATATGGAGCTTATTTTGGGTGGTTCTATTTTATCATATTGCTTCCGCTCTAATGAAGATGGCATAAGGCTAATTAGAATACCGCTATGCCTCTTTTTTTTGGGCGACATCGCCCTTGCTTTTCGCTCTCTCTTCTCGGTACAGGTCAATTAAAGCCCCGTTTTGCCGAATCAACTCCTCGTTTTGGCGGAGTAGTGAATCTAAGAATCTCTCCATAGTTTTTGGGTTATTTAGTTCAGCTTTCGTTGGCGTGACGTCTTCGCCTCCTTGGCTGACAGGTTGGTCGGTAGTTTTGAGCATGGGCTCTTCTTCGTATAGGAGCCAGTTTCTATTGATGTCAGGAAATTTGTTTAGAATTTTAGAGATTCTGTCAGGGCGAGGCATTTTGCTCCCCTCTTTAAAATATCCATTTGAAAGCCCCGCCTGTCTCTCAAATTGCGAAACAGAAATCCCTTTATACTGACAATACGCTTGGATTCTCTCTTTAAGGGTCATGATATCAGAGGCTTAATATTATTTTAAAATCGTATAAATATTATTTATGCAAATATTCTAAGAAAATCATCGAATTCTTAGAATTATATTCTATATTTGCAATGTGAAACCCACAAAGCTGATACAAATATACGATTTAAGATGAAAAACGCAAGCGTGGGGACTGAATATTTGACGATTGTACCTTTTTGAAGGTAATAAAAACGGACAACGCGATGAAAGCAACTTACGACAAATCGAAGATCATGAAGAACGCCTGGTATCTTAAAAAGGTACAGCCGGGCAAGAGTTTCGGGGAGTGCCTGCGCAAGGCTTGGCGCAACGAGAAGTTGGCGATGCTGACCGCGAAGATCGAGAACCGCCCGACGGAGCAGCCGAAGGCCACGGAGTACCGCCCCGAACTGCTGAAAGTGCCGACAGGTTTCTATGGTGTCCGAGGAATGTACTATGGTGACTAAAGCACGATGCAATATGAACGAAGTAATTCAATCGACTGACCGCTTGACGGCACTACTCGAGGAGCAGGCCGCCTGCATTGAGCGGATCATGGCAATACTGGACAAATAATATGAATATGAATACTGCAAATCAGCGCGCTATAAAGTTGCCGTTCCAAGAATATGTTTCTACACTTGGGAAGACTCGCAAAAGTAAGTTGTGGGCAGAAATTCGGCTTGTGACAGGAAAGGACAAGACAACAATATGGCGATGGGCGCACGGACGCACCCGTCCTGACAAGTCAGACAGGGATAACATAGCATTCTGTGTATATAAATTCTCTGAAAATAGGTTACCCGGCGACGCATTATTCCCAGAAGATTATCCATACAAAGGTACCCATGCAAAGGTTAAATAACGTAGAGTTTTTTAACTCACCCGAAGGAGAGGTGCAGATCCGCGATGAAAAGGGAGTGCGCACCTACATGGAAGAAGATAAAGAGCTTACGGATGCTTTGTTCTCGGTCATTGAGCTGGATTACCCCAAGGCATTCAAGGCGTTGTCGGAGATTTACAACAAGAGTAAAGCGAACGCCCCTTACTTCAAATACAGGTGTGCCCACCGATTCATCCGCTGCAACTTCGGGATGTATGATAAAATACCCGATATGGACGAGTTCGGCCGGTTCAACTTCGAGAATGTTGCTTGTCCGCTGGTGGGGGAGTGCAAATACTATAAAGTAATCTGTAACCCAGAGTTTAATACTAACCTGACAATGCGGGAGAAAGAGATTGTCCGCCTCTATAAAGAGGGATATAAGACTGAACGGATTGCCGAAATACTGTCACTCTCCCAGTTGACGGTCGAAACACACAAACGAAACGCTATGCGTCGCACAGGGGCGACAACGCTTGCCGAACTCGTGATATGGGCTAACAACCACGGACTTTAAACACAAAACATACCCACCATGAAAACACTTTATCTCTGGGTTTCAGACAAAGGCTGGACACCCTTTCAGTACAATGAACTTTCTGAATTATCCTCCGAATTTGAGGCGCGCAATATCAAACTGGGCTACGGGTGCAAACTGGGCTACGGGTGCGAACTGGGCGACAGGTGCGAACTGGGCGACGGGTGCGAACTGGGCGACGGGTGCAAACTGGGCGACAGGTGCGAACTGGGCGACGGGTGCGAACTGGGCGACAGGTGCAAACTGGGCTACGGGTGCGAACTGGGCTACAGGTGCAAACTGGGCGACGGGTGCAAACTGGGCGACGTGTGCAAACTGGGCGACGAGTGCGATGTTCCGAAATCGCTATTTATCAGCGCATCTCGTCATACAGTATCCTATTGGGGTGAGGATGTTATTCAAATAGGATGCAAACGCTACACCATTTCCGAGTGGCAGAAGCATTTCCGAAAAATTGGCGAGGCCGAAGGCTATAGTCCCGAGCAGATGGAGGAATACAAAGGGTATATAGACCTGATCGCTACCATGCACAAGACGTGGAAGGTAGGTGCCGCAGATTAAGAAGCCCGCGCCGTGGCCGGGAGTTCCGGGTGGAAGAGTTAATAGAAAACTAAACTTATCAACTAAAAATAAAATAGTATGGAAAATTTACTGCAATGCAAAGGTAAGAAATTCAAAGCCAATATCCACAACATCCCAGTTGAAGGGCGTATTCAGGTAGAGAAAGGGAGTATTTATCTATGCCAAGATGTGAGTAATGGATCCAGTTGCGAAGACAAATTAGGCTTCAAATACAGTTGGCACATCGGGGATGGTAGCGAGGTGGCACTCATCAAAAACGACGTTTCAAATCTTTGTATCAGGCCTTCGACGAAAGAAGAGGCCGAATCTTTCAAGGATTGGCAGGTAGGGGATAAGCTTGTAGACGGATCAAACACTTGGGAGGTGATTTTCCGTTCCGGAGAATTGGTCGTGTGCAAGAAAGAGAACGGCAGTGCAACTTTCAATTACATTTGCGACGAGCTTTACAGATTAGGTTTTCGCCTTGTTTATGAACCTGATCCTGAATCTGAGATTGTCGAAGTAACGATGGATGAAATCGCCAAGATGAAAGGCATTCCGGTTGAGCGGCTCCACGTCAAAAAGGAATAGCATCACGAGGTGTGTAGCTCAAAGGTAGAGCGGTGCAGGGATGCGAAATAGAAGCACAGAGGTTGAAAGACCTCGCATTTCCGGGCGCAGGTTGCAGGTTCGAATCCTGCCGCACCTCCAAGATAGCCACCGCATAGGTGAGGGGTTTGATTGCTGGCACTAACCCCGCCGCAAGGCAAAAGCAATTTCTGTGTTCTTTGACACATTGATACACGAGAACCATCCGAGCGGATGTAAAACCCGGCGAGCGACTTGGCGCAGAAGGGCTGGCAACAGATAAATACCAATGAACGAGCGATGACCCGGAGTAATCCGGAGAGCCGTATTGATTATTACGCCTGGTGTGGCTTGACCGCCTATCCAGGCTCTATGGCAGGCCTTGCGCACCGTTCTTTCAGCAGTGGGTTATTTCATTTTAGGCGTGAGGTCTGCATCTTGCCCGCGTGCGCTTTTCGGTGGCGCAGTTTTGAAATGGAGTTTAAAGTTACAGTGCGCGCGGGCTTATTTGCAACACCTTAAAACAATTATACTATGGAGAAGAACACTTTGAGGAAGAGGAGATTTCTATGTTTCGACCTGACGCCCAGGTGGAAAATGTGGAAACGGATCGAAGACCTGGAGGTGCGGCTTGCTACATGCCTTTGCGAGCGCAATGAAGCGGATGGACGCCTTATCGAGCGGGAACACGAGGTATTGGCGCTCACTCAAGCACGTGATACCCTGTACAAGCGCATCGACGAACTGGAAGGCAGGCTCAGGAAATTCGACCGTATCCGAGGAAAAAGCGGCAAATACATCAAAGGCCATGAAACACGATCCTCAAAATAAAATTCTGGCCTATCTCAAGGCCGGCGGCAGGCTGACTGTTCGCAAGGCTGAGAGGCTGTATCACACAACGGAGCTGCGCCGGATCATCAGTCGGCTCCGGAAAATGGGATATTCCATTTGCTCGAACAAACAGAAGGCCGTTACGGAAGACGGACGGCCGACACAGTTTAACGAGTACTATATGCCACAGGTAGCGGATTCCTGCCAATAATCCGCAAATCGCATTTTAAGTTTGGTATTTGCCATTGGCCTGCTGTGAAGCACGCGGATGGTGTGCCGTCGGCATTAAAGCCCTACGCGGTGGCGTGGGTGAGTGGAGATGTCGGCGGCATTTATTGAGCTATGGTGTAATGGTTAACACACCGCCCTTTGGAGGCGGTACTCCCGGTTCGAATCCGGGTAGCTCAACGGGGTTCTAACCCTAATGTTGTGAGTTTGATCGGGCGCTTGGGCGTCTGTCACAACGGAAGCTGACAGAGGGTATATCCCTCGACAATCCGAGGCTGCGTGAAGGAAGTAGCAAGGCCGAGGCGGGCTAAGCCCACGAAACGGGAGATAAAGAACGCAAATCGGCGGCGCGAAGCACAGTAACGCCGCCACCGCGGGGGCAGTAAGAAGCCCCCGCTTCTTTTGGATACAATCAAACGATCATGAATAAATATCTTCAAGAGCTCAAAGACAAAGGACTGGTGCCTTTACGGCTCGACAACAACACGGTGCTTTGGGTTACACCCGACAAGGCCAATGAGAAGTACAAAACTCGCTACCTCAAGAATGCCGAGAGGTCGCGGAGGATGGCGCTTAATTTAAGGTAAATATGAGTTATGGATTGCCGTACAAGGGTAGTAAAAACAGCATTGCGAAGTGGGTTGTCTCTAACCTTCCCAAATCGCATGCCTTTGTAGACTTATTTGCCGGAGGTTGTGCGATAACTCACGCCGCTATGCTGTCGGGGAAATTCGAGCGATTCATAGTAAACGATATTACAGAATACCCCCAAGTATTCCGAGACGCTGTAGCGGGTATGTATCGGGATGAGCGCCGATGGATCAGCCGTGAGGATTTCTCGCGCCTCAAAGATAGCGACCCCTACGTGAGGCTGTGTTGGAGTTTTGGGAATAATATGAAATCCTATTTGTATACTCCGGAAGAAGAGCGATTCAAAAAGCACCTTCATGCGATATTTTTTGCAAAAACACCCGGCGAAGCGAGTTTGATGTGGCGAGGGTTTGTCCGGGAATTCGCAAAAGTTCGGAAAGAAATAGAGGACTTGACACAAAAGGTGCTGAAACTGTGTGAGGAATGCGGCGTGACGCCGAAATATAATGCCGACGGCACATTGAATATAGAGGTGATGCATGCAGATATTTTTCGGGTCAAGTCAGCGGATTTGCGGGGGTATTTACAGAATGCTCTGAAATTATCCGGTCTTACGCAAAAAGATGTCTATCGACACCTCGGGAATTATATGGGTAAGCATTATTTTAGCGAATCTCAATGGGCGTTGCCAACCTCAGAGCAATACGAGAAGTTGCAAGAAATTTTACCAGCGTTAACTATTCCGTGGGCGGCCTTAAACGAAGGACTGCAAAGCATGGAAAGACTGGAAAGACTGGAAGGCCTGCAAAGTCTGGAAAGACTGCAAAGTCTGGAAAGACTGCAAAGTCTGCAAAGTCTGGAAAGACTGGAAAGTCTGCAAAGTCTGGAAAGACTGAAACTGTCCCGAAAGGATTACAGCGATGTTGCTATACCGCCGGGCGCGACGGTATACTGCGACCCGCCGTATGCTAACACGTCGGGGTATATCGACGATTTCGACCATGAACGATTTTATAGATGGCTGCGCAGCATGGAATTCCCGGTGTTCGTTTCGGAATATTCCATGCCGGACGACTTTATATGCTTTGCGAGTATTGACAAAGCATGCACCTATTCATCATCAAAAACGATAAAACGCGTAGAAAAGATGTTCGTACACGAGCGGTGGGCGGATGCTGTGAGGCGTCCGGATGATAATGTTCAGGGGCGGCTGTTCTAATCCTCCCTGCGTCGCAATAGTATTACCGCCATAGTAGTATTGTCGGCTGGCGTCCTATCTACGAATAACCCCTAAAAGTAAGAAATTATGGATGACATTACCCGCGTCTGCCGCAAATGCGGGCAGGAAAAGCCGTTGGAAGAGTTTGTAAAAGATAAGACCCGCGAATTAGGTTATAATTATACTTGCAAACAGTGCAAACGAGAACACGCCTGTAAGTATCGTGCTGATAACCACGAAAAGGTACTGGAACGCACCCGCAAGTGGCGAGTTGATAATCCCGAAAAGGTGCGGGAGTATGACCGCAAGTATCGTGCTGATAACCACGAAAAAATATTGGAATATGGCCGTAAGCATTATGCTGAGAATTCCGAAAGGTACAAGAAATATGGCCGTAAGCATTATGCTGAGAATTCCGAAAGGTACAAGAAATATGGCCGTAAGCATTATGCTGAGAATTCCGAAAGGTACAAGAAATATGGCCGTAAGCATTATGCTGAGAATTCCGAAAGGTACAAGAAATATGGCCGTAAGTGGCACGCCGCTAATCTCGAAAAGGTGCGGGAAATACGCCGATATAAGCGCGAGATATTGTCTGACGGTTATTTAAGGCGTCAACTAAAACAACGCAACCTCCCCGTAACCCCAGAAACAATCGACTACAAACGTATTCAACTAAAGTTATACCGAGAAATCAAAAACCAACAAAACGATGAAAGAGATTAAGAACATCCGGGAATTGACGGCCGATTTGGGCCGCGTGTATGCAGAGCTTCGGGCACGAGAGATCGAGATCAAAGAGGCATCGGAGATTGCTAACATTGCGGGTAAGATCATCAACGGCGCAAAGGCTGAAATGATATACCGAATCGCCCGTAAGGAGAAGCCGTCGATACCTTTTTTCGATGCCGATGGCAAATAATTTTGCAGATTCGAAATGATTTTCTATCTTTGCTGTTGCGACAGAACTACTTTACGTAGTCATTAGAAATATACGAACGTCTTTTGGGCGTGTTCCCGTTGCACTTCTACGCTACGTAGTTGTGGTTCTGTCGCAAGAATTAGGGGGCACGCCCTCTTTTTATACCATACATTAACCTAACTTGTGTTCAACAAATGCGACAGAACAACACAAGTGGTACCCGGGTAAATAACACCCAGACCACACCGCGCGCGAAGAAAAGCCGCACCGCATTCTACCGTTGCCATCTGAAGGCCAACAAACCCCTATTTTCATCTGATAGGGTCGATTACACCAACGTTATCCGCGCCACGTGCGAGGTGCATGCTTTAGGCTGTTTCCTTGCTCAGTTCCGCGTGCTCTATCCCGCGTATGCTGTCGTTGTCGGCACCATACTCGTAAGCCGGGTATTCCCCTCCAAGTCCAACCGTTAAAATAGGCCGCTATGGCACATCTTATCACCTTGTTGGCGTTCATTGCGCCGATTGCCGTGGTATTCGGCTGGGTGCTATCCAATCAGCACCGCGCAAAGGAGATTGGAAAATTGCTAACCTCAATATTCGAAAGCCATGAATGAGTTTACGGTAATCACGGTTAAATGCGTGTGGACGATGATAAAAGGCGCACTTTGGCAAGCCCAATACCGCCTGCGGAGAAAGGTTGTCCGGATACAGTCCAAGGCCATCTACCGAGCATTGAAGAACGAGAACAAGCCCCGTATTTACCGGGTTGAAATACGATAGTCCATGGACACACAATATTACACGACGGCAACGTCAACCCCTGTGCTTGCACTGGAAGAGTACCAGGACATTCCCAGCAAGCACATCAACGGTGATCGGGATAAATTCTCGGAGGTTGCCTCAAGGCTGGTCGACATAGACCTGAAGCTGATATACCATGCTTTCCGGGAGGCTATCAGGAAAGATCGTCGTGGTGATGAAGACGGCCGGGTCTATACGGTTGCATACAAAATCTACGACATTCAGGCGAGGCATCACTATATGCCTGTTTATGAACGCTGATACGACGTCTTCGCCGGATGTTTCGAGGAGGTGCAAACCGGGTGCGAAGACAGCATCGAGGTTATTAATGTCACCGATATTGACGGCCGGATATGGCCAGGGCATATGGCCCGGTTGAAAAATTACGCAAAACGAAACAATTTATAACAATGAGGACAATCATTGAAGTTGCCATTGGCAACATTACCATCTTTAGCGCGAAGTACTCACGACGTCTTGCGGATAAAGAAATCCATAAGGTTGTGCGTGAAGGGTGCATCGGCATCGACCGGAGCAAAGCCGTGATAACTATTAAATACGAGTAGGCTTATGAAAGAGTTAATCGCTATCCAGTCGGAACTGAAAGCCCCTAAGGGGCAGTATAACAGTTTCGGGAAATACAAGTATCGGAGCTGCGAGGATATTCTCGAAGCAGTCAAACCGCTACTCAAAGCGCATGAATGCGCGTTGAACCTTTGCGATGACATTGTCAATGTCGGCGATCGCTACTACGTGAAAGCCACGGCGCGCATCACCAACGCCTCCGGAGAATCGGCGACGGCCACCGCTTTTGCCCGTGAAGATTTCGACAAGAAAGGGATGGATGGGGCACAAATCACCGGTACAGCGTCGAGCTACGCTCGCAAATATGCCCTTAACGGGTTGTTTTGCATCGACGATACAAAAGATGCAGACACGGACGAGCGGCGAACCGAGAATACCAACCGGGCAGCTGCGCAAAGTGCAAAAACTGCACAATCCACTGAGACCCCGGCCAACGCTCCGGCACCTGCCCGCAAACGAATTACTATGGAACACCTGGATGACCCTATCACCTGCGATCAGCTGCTGAAATGGATGTACGGGTTCCTCACGACTGACAACTATGCCGCAGATTTTGACGCAGGGGCACGCCTGCTGAAATACCGCGACGCCGATGCCGAAGTCGTGGATCGCTTCTCGGCGCTCTTCGAATCATATCGTCAGGCACGCAAAAATGCAAAGTGATATGGAAGCACAGGTAATGTTGCTGCGGGAATCGACGCCCGCCGCCGAGCTGGCCGCGCGGGCTGTCTCCTCGGTCATGGAGGGTGAGGTAGACCCGATCACGGCTCACATCAATATCAGCCGTATGGAGGCCGCCATCAAGTTCTTCAAGGAGAACACCGACGTGCGCGACATCACGCTGCGGGAGCTTGCCAAATACGGCAAGTCGCACCAGTTCGGCGACTGCCGGCTGGAGGAGGCCGAATCGGGCGTGAAGTACGACTACTCTATGTGCGGCGACAGCCGGCTGAACGACATGTACAAGACGCTGGAAGCCCTGAAAGCCGACATCAAGGAGCGCGAGGAGATGCTGAAAAAACTACCGAGTACCGGAATGGCAGACCCTGATACGGGGGAGGTTCTTTTCCCTCCAGCCCGTAGTAGCAAAACGACCATCAAAACCACATTCAAAAAGCAATAAACAATGGCAGAACTGATTAACGTGTCGCTGTGTGTCAGCGACATTCCCAAGGACAAGATTTTTGTTGCCGAAAACGGCAAGAAGTACATCGGCATTTGCGTATCTGAGCTCCGCGAGGTTGACCAGTACGAGAATACGCACTGCGTGTTCATCCGGCAGTCGAAAGAGGAGCGCGAACGCAAGGACAAGCGGACGTATGTAGGCCGGGGTAAGGCGGTGGTGTTCCGTCCCTCGGAACCCACTCCCGACCAGGTTGCAGATTTGCCGGTCGCCGAAGATGTGGATGACCTGCCTTTCTGATGTAGCGCCGTATGGTTTACGATCTGAACACCGACATCGACCGGGAGCGCTTCAAACATCGCGTTAATGCCTTGTATGGCCGACGTGCGCTTGTCGAGTGTTCAGAACGGAAGCCACAGCGCACGGGGAAGCAAAACCGATATCTCCATTGTATTCTTGGCGAATTCGCCATGCAAACCGGGAATCCGATAGGATATGTCAAACAGGAATATTTCAAACGGCTATGCAACCCGGAATTATTTGTGCGCGTCGAATACGACAAGCTGATGCACAAGGAGGTCGAAAGGCTCCGGTCAAGTCGTGACCTTGATACAGGAGAGATGACTACAGCAATAGATCGCTTCCGTAATTGGGCTTCAATGGAGGCGGGCATCAACTTACCAAGCCCCGAGGATAATGAATGGATCTCTTTCATCGAGCGGGAAATGCAACATCAAAAAGTGTGGCTGTAACACGGACATAGAATGAATTACTTAGACCTGATACGAAAATTTTGGCAACTTGATGCAACGTGGCAATTTGGCTGCTGTGAATCGAGGCTTTACTTCTACCTTGTAGAACAAGCGAATCGGTTAGGCTGGCCGGATAACTTCACGCATTCCGACGCACGGACGTCGATCAATGTAGGGGTGTCACCTAAGAGTTTGCGCGCAGCCAAAAATCGTCTTATGCAGGCTGGGTTGATCTCATTCTCCGGCGGCGGAAAAGGTCGTGCCGATAAATGCAAATACACTTTTAGGTGTTCAAATTTACCACCTATAGTCCCACCTAACGGGACACCTAAAGGTACACCTAACGGGACACCTAAAACAGAGGATACTTCTTATATAGAAGATAAACTAAACCAAACATATAATACCCCCTATAATCCCCCTTTGCAGGGGGAAGAGGTTACGGGCATCCCCGAAGAGTTCGTAACTCTTTGGGATGGGTTTAAGGGAAAACGCAAGTCGCTTGCTGACGACTATAATGACTTTTGCAAAAAGACGGATGGTTTGACCGTTGATTATGTTAAATTAGGATACCATGCCCAGCATGCAAAAAACGTCTATTTCCAGACGTGGCTAAACGACTTTTTCCCGAAAAAATCCCGGTGCACGCTTGACACCTCGGCTGTCGAACCTACGTTCCAACCCATTGTGGCGGATTGGCTTGCCTACAAGTCTGAACGCGGACAGACCTATCGACAGCGGGGCTTCGAGAGCTTCTATGCGCGGCTTATGGAACTTTCCGGGGGTAATGCGGATACTGCACGAGGGATTATCGAGCAGTCCAAGGCTAATAACTGGGCGGGGATATTCCCGCTGAAAACGACAAACGACTATGGCAGAAATGCAGACAATCGGGTCGCTCATTGCGACATTACCAGCGACGAGCTCATGCGCCGTTGCGAAGAGCGGGTCAGAGCGCGCCTTGCTCGCACAATGGCGCGGGAAATGGGGACGGACGGCGGCGGTGATGCTTAAGTGTTTTAACCCCGGCGTGCAGCGCTATTGCGCCGCGAATATCGACCGTTGCTTCACGGGGGATGCGCCTTCCCTGCGTCAGGTGCGGAAAGCCTACGGTGGGGATGTGCTCGATTCGTGGTTGGATATTCAGCTAACCGACCTCGTGAACTTCTGCGGCGTGAAAGGCAAGGAGGAGTTTTCTCGTATCACCGACGCAGTGGCTGCAGTCATAGCAGACAACTTCGGTTATCTGAAACTCTCGGAGTTGATGCTCTTTTTCCAGCGTTTCAAGGCGGGGCATTACGGGCATTTCTACGGCACGGTAGATCCGCTTGTCATCACTGAGGCGTTGCAGGTGTTTCTCGAATATCGAGCCGACCGACTGGCACGCATCGAACGCGACCGTCAAAAAACCGAGAAGCTAAAGAGGGAGGAGGAGCGCGCCGAGCGGGAACGCCGGGGCGAGCTGCTGACCGCCGAGGAGTGGAAAGAGATAGGATGGCTTTTTAATCTATGAACGAACTATGACGTACATAGGCATTGATACGGGAGTACATACAGGCTTCGCGGTATGGCATTCGGACACAAAATACCTCGCGGAAGTGAGTACCATGACGATCACCCAGGCAATGGAGCGCGTGAAAATGATCTCCGACATTCGGGGCAAAGATAGTATTCGACTGTTCATCGAAGATGCTCGCCAACGCAAATGGTTTGGCAATACGGGACGAGAGCGCCTGAAGGGAGCCGGAAGCGTTTGTCGAGATGCATCAATTTGGGAGGGTTGGTGCAAGGAGCAAGGCCTGCAATATCGGATGATTGCTCCTAAGAATAATCGTACTAAACTATCCGCAGCACAATTCAAAGCTCTTACGAAGTGGCTGGGGAATACCTCGGAGCACTCAAGAGATGCCGCCATTTTAGTATTTGGCAGATAAGTTTTACAGTCACGCCAGTCCCCTCAGTTAACCTTTAACGAACGATAACTATGAATATAACCGAATGGGAATCCTTTCTCGGCTTTGATGATATTCTCAACTTGCCGAATCGCGTTATGCAAATTATTACAGGCGATAAATCCAAACGCGATGAAATCTACCGGGAGGCGATAAAGCTACATGGCAGCGACTTGTCTTATGACTGGTTTCTGGATATATACATGGAAGAACTGGCCAAACGAAAGGATAATAAGCAGTATTTTACACCTCGTGAAGTGCCTGATATCTGCGCCATACTTACGGGGACAGATGGTATTGTGCATGAGCCTACGGCAGGTACAGGCGGCTTGCTTATAGCCTACTGGTGGAATAAGGCGAGCACAAAATTTCCGTGGCGATTCAAGCCCTCTACCTGTATTGTGAGTTGCTGGGAGCTTACGGATCGTTCCATACCGCTCTTGCTTTTCAACCTCTCCATACGCGGTATTATGGGCGAAGTCTTTCATGGCGACGTTTTGGAAAATTCGGCCAAAGCCCGCTATGTACTTCTCAATGAGAGAGACGACGCACTGGCCTTTTCGGACATAGTTCGAGATGACAGCATATTAGGGTATCGGTACGGGCGTCCTTCGGAAAATCCACAGCCCGGCCTTTTTGATAAAATCTGAATCGCTATGACATTCTACGAGTTATATGAAATATGGAAATCAACCAAGGGCCTCTACGTAAAGCGCAGCACTATCAGCGTTTACGAATTATCCCTCCGTAATCGCATCTTGCCTGCTTTAGGAGCGATGGATATTGGAGATATTAAAACACACACTTTACAGGCGTTCTTGAATGAGCTGATAAGTAGCGGATTATCCATAAAATCGGCGCAGGACACTATGATCGTAGTGAAAATGATTTTGCGTCATGGAGCGGATATGGATTTAGTGCCGTATCGGAAATTTAACCTTAAATATCCGTCACGGAACATTGACGAAACCAAAGCCATCGAAACATATACGACGGAAGAGCAAAAAAAGATTGTGCAATATGTAATATCCAATCCGGAGCCGCGTAATTTGGGGATATTGATGGCGCTGTGTACCGGGATGCGTATCGGGGAGTTATGCGCGCTTAAATGGGAGAACGTCGATCTTGAGAATCGACTTATCAAAGTGCGAAGCACTGTCAACCGTATCTACGAAGTTTCCGAAGGTCGATCCCAAACGCACATCGAATTCAGTAAGCCCAAAACGATTGATTCAAACCGCGACATTCCTATTCAGCGAGATTTGTACGGCATTTTGAAAAAATACAGAAGTGTCGCTAATGATGATTATTTCGTAATTTCCGGCTGCGCTCATCTGAGCGAGCCGCGCACATATCGAAACTACTATCGGGATTTCATACTGAATAAGGTGAAATTAGGGCGTTGTATCAAGTTCCACGGGCTCAGGCATACTTTCGCCACGCGGCTGATTGAAAACGGTGCCGAAGTCACGGCAGTCAGTAAGATCATGGGGCACTCGGATGTGTCGATCACAATGAACTTGTACGTACATCCCACTACCGCGACCAAGTCAGATTGCATTAATCGGTCAATGAAGGGATTTTTCTAATTAAAATTATGAGACACGAATCGGTACGCTACGCCATCGAAAAATACTACACATACTGGCGTAATTTCGCTAAATGGAAGTGTTTTCAGATGGGAATGGCGTCTTGGGCCGATGATATTCTTCACAATGCTCTTGTCGAGTTGTTGTTAAAAACCGACCTGCGAATGACCGATGCCTTGTATATCAAGAATTTCGTTGTTTGCGAGATCAAATCTCACGCTTGCGATGCAAAGCGTGCAAAGCGTGATCTTTTCGATATAGATTCACAGTATGAAGATGTGCCGGAATATGCAGAGTCCTCCTATGATGGGATGTCTGACGAGGATTACGCCCGGCTTCGTGAGGTGAGCTGCAATACACGTTGCGACGATTTCATCGTCCCTGTAAACAACGGTTTTTACGTGACGCCTAAATCGGGGTGGGTGAGCGGATGGATACATAGCTACAAGTTGAAAGACCGTAGGTATACTTACTGGCAATACAGTGCATTTGTCGGGTCGAGGAGCAAAGGAGATATTCCGAAAAGAATCAAGACTTCAACCAGTAAACATGAGGCATATGTCGGGCTTATGAAATACAATAAACAATTAATGTTAAAGCGCTCTGCCACGTAATGAATTTAACGTTAAATTATTAATAAAAAAATTATTGATGAAAAACCAAGTAACGAGCATCGAGCAGTCGAAGCGGCTGATCGATCTGGGAGTGCCCGCGGAGAAGGCGAGCATGGCATGGATTGCAACAGGGAGAAGTACCTACAATCTCAAGATATGGAAAACTGATGCTGAAACAAAAGCTATTCTACATCAAAAGTTTCCCGATGGATATATCCCCGCCTTTACTGTCGCCGACCAGCTGGGAAAGGTGCTTCCGAATGTGATTCAGGACGCCCACAACACTTACGAACTGACACTGAAAGCAGTGGTTGGCGGTGGATGGAGATTCTGTTACACCCCCGTACTTACCCCATTAGAAGCCGATAATATTGGGGATGAAATGGGCGATAACCTGATAGAACTTCTGTGCAACCGTATTGAGTGGATAGTGTCTAACGGCTATGAATTGAACCTGTGATGAAACTACCTATCGAAGTTCACAACAAGTTGATCCCGTTCAAGGGGTTTAACTGGGTAACATGGCTTTTGTGGTCTTTTACCCGGAAGCCGATGGCGTGGAGCATGGACGAGACTACGCGCCGCCATGAAGGAATCCACTGCGCCCAGCAGATCGAACTGGCCGTGCTGTCCGCGGCAATCCTCCTGCCCGTCGCCATCAGCTACTCGTTCGCGTGGTGGGGCTGGGTGCTTACGGTGGTCGGCATTCTCTTCGCCGGATGGATTTGCTACGGCATTTCGTGGCTGATCGAAGTGATTATCCCGCCTTATCCGGGCGCGTACTACTACACCTGCTTCGAGACCGAGGCGTACAACCATGAGGATGATCCGGACTACTTGAAGCGGCGCATACCGTTCTGGGGCTGGATTTCCTGCATACCAAATCGGAAAGTAAAACACAAAAGATAACTAACCATGAAAACACTTTATCTCTGGGTTTCAGACAAAGGCTGGACACCCTTTCAGTACAATGAACTTTCTGAATTATCCTCCGAATTTGAGGCGCGCAATATCAAACTGGGCTACGGGTGCAAACTGGGCTACGGGTGCAAACTGGGCTACGGGTGCAAACTGGGCTACGGGTGCAAACTGGGCTACGGGTGCAAACTGGGCTACGGGTGCAAACTGGGCGACGGGTGCAAACTGGGCGACGGGTGCGAACTGGGCGACAGGTGCGAACTGGGCGACGGGTGCGAACTGGGCGA